TAAAATGGCATGGCGATCTGGATGATTTGGATAATGATATTATAGGTACAATTTCTAGTTCAAGTGATCCAACAAAATTAATACTAAATGTAGATGTAGATACTCTTCCAAACAATACGCTACCTCCTGTAGATAAAGTTATAGATCCTGCTGTATCTAGACCTGGTTTCGGTTCCATACCTTTCCCTTCAATAGGACAAAGATATCTTTGTTTAGGAGAAGCAGACGCAAGTTCTGCATGGGGAATTGATATTAAATCAAATGATATCATTGAATACAATGGAAGTGCTTGGGTCGTAAGTTTAGATGCCGATGTAGTAACTGATGGACACTTTATAACTAATGCATTCACAAATCAACAATTTAGATTAGTCAACGGTGAATGGGAAGATACTTTCCAGGGATTATACGAGTGCGGTTACTGGAGACTAGAATTGATAGATGGTTCATAAATGATTAAAGCTGCAGGTGCTTGTATAATAGCAAAAGATACCAAAAGAATATTATTACAACACAGATCAACCAACGGATCATATCCTAGAAACTGGGCGTTTTGGGGTGGAAAAATAGAACAAAATGAAAATGTTTCACAGGGTCTGCTAAGAGAATTAGAAGAAGAAATAAAAATAGATGTTGAAAAAGAGGTTGTAAAGGTTTATCCACTAGACCAATATCATGCAAGAGATAAAACATTTAGTTACTATACTTTTGTTATTTTAGTAGAAAACGAATTTATACCTTCAATAAATTCAGAAAGTGGAGGCTATGCTTGGTTAGATTGTGATTACTTTCCAAAGCCACTTCATCCCGGCGCACAAAGAACTCTATTCAAAAAGAAAAAGTTAAAGCAGATTAAAACAATTATATCCTCGCTATAAATATTTATAGTGGGAGAATTTTTTGAGTATAGTAGATTTCAAAAAACAAAAGTTCCTTAGAGAATGTAAGGATTATCTGAAAACAGGAAAGATTTCAGACAGCCTAAGTATGGCTATAAACAATACTACTCCCGGACATTTAGAATTTTTGAAAACAAATCTTACACACGATGAAAAAATAATAATAGATACTGTTGTTAAGAAAATAAAACAAAAGTTTCAAAAAAATATAACATCACAAAGACAAAAAGTTAATATGATTGCCATAAGTGTATTAGAAAATATGAGTACACTTGATAAGAGTTTTGTCATTCCTAAGGTAATAGAAAGATACAGAGATACTATAAATCCAGTAAAAGCGTTATATTATGATTTACAAGAGATTATGTTTTTATATGACGGTAAAGCGAAAAAAGAGCATCATAAGTTTCTTATAGAAAGATTTTCGCAACCTTCAAGTTTTGAAGATATACTATTAGCAATAGACAAGGATATAGAAGATTTAAGAAAGTGCAAGCAACAGTTAAAAACTATATCAACTACATCATCTGTTCCTAATAGCAGTGAGTACGCCAAAAGAGTTTATGAAACATACGAACAGTTACACCAATGGAAAAAACTTTTTAAAAGATTCCCAGAATGGGTAAGCGAGAATCAAGAAAATGATGTCTCGCTACTAGATACCCTTAAAAATTTCTTCACTAATGAATGATTACTTTTTCTTTAGTTCTTCAATCTCTGCTTTTAGTTCTTTTATTGATTCAATTAATAGTGGAACTAGTTTTTCATATTGCACTGTTTTGTAATCGGTTTCACCATCTAAACTTATAGGTGCAGTTTTAACAACCTCAGGTAGTACTGCTTCTACTTCTTGTGCGCTAACACCTACTTGTCTAGCTTCTGTATCATAACCTAACTCAGCGGCTACCTCATTACCTGTATAGTAGTAACCATTTAACATACTTACTTTTTCAAGTGCGTTATCAATACGACCGTCAAAATCTTTTAGTCTTTCATCTGAATAGAATGCAGTAATATCACCAGTTGCAACTATATTACCACCAACATGTAGTTTTTCTGCTGGTACGGTAGTTGTACCAGTACCCACACCAACATTTCCATTACTATGTACTACAAGTTGGCTATCTGCACCAGAAGAAATATGATGTATAGATAACCAATCACTGCCTACGCCACCTCGGATTACTAAGTCTGCACCGCTTGTTGTAGTTGGTCTTACTAGTTTAATCCAAGGGTCTCTGTTATCTGAATTTGTAGCAGCTACTATAATTGGATTATCGGTAGTTGATGATGTACCCGTAAATGTTGCTACTGGATCTACTGACTGTGATGCATTTACTACTAAATCACCGCTTAGTGTAAGTCTTGCATCACCGTCACTATTTGGAACTAATCGCATACTTTCATATACTGTTCCTCCGCTTGGTGCGTGTGTCCAACGGAAGTATTCGTCATTGTTGTCATTTGTACTAAATTCTAATCTACTGTCTGTATCACCATCACTTGTATTATAGAATTTGATACTCGCACCATCTGTATTCATACTCCAAGTAATACCTTCACCTGATGTAGTTATAGTGGATGATAGATATCCAGCAGTGCTATGATCTCCCCATCCATGTGCTGTATCCCAATTAGTAGTATCTGTTGCTGTAATACTAGCCGCTTCACTTGCTGAGAATATTGGATCTGTTTCTGTATAACTCGTTAGATAACCAGCAGTGCTATGATCTCCCCATCCATGTGCTGTATTCCAATTAGATATATCAGTAGATGTAATACCTGCGGCATCACTTGCTGAGAATATTGGATCTGTTTCTGTAAATGATTGTAGATATCTTCCATCTAAACTTGTGACAACAGTAGATGAATCATTTCTAGTTAGTGTTAAATTTCCAGTAGTAGTATCAAATGAACCACTAACTACAAATGTATCTGTATTCAATAAAGAACTGAAATCTACTGTAAACGTAGTATTATCATCACGGGTGAATGTAGCAATACCAGTATTAGAATCTAAAACACCTTGTGTAAGTCTTGCTAAATTAGTATCATCCAAATACAGAGTCAAGTCAATATCAGTCTGAACACCGTCTTCATCTATGTATGAAAGAGTATTTGTTGCGTTGTTGAAAGATATACTTGTTGTAGTTTCTACTGATGCTATATCTAATGGTGTATAGGTAAACGTACCAGTATTACTATCATATGTTAATGAAGTTGTTGTTGACGCGGCCGCAGTTGTTGCTGAGAAGTGTGCCCTAGTTTCATTAGCACTCGGGCCTGTGTATGTCATAACACCAGTAACATTGTCATATGTAAATGATCCATCACCACCGCCATCAACATGCGAAATAGATTCACGTGAACGTGATTCTGTAAAGTACATTGTTCCAGAAGTTGTTGTTGCAGCTGGATCTTCAACTACATCACTTGTACTAAATTCTGTAAAGTCCAACGCAAATGTAGAAACAGAACCATCATCAGTAATTTGTATTCCTTTACCATCAGTAAAGTGTGCAATTGCTTCAGCGTGGCTTGCGCCTGTGTAAGTCATAACACCTGTATTACTATCATATGTAAATGATCCATCACCACCTGTATCCACATGTGAAATGTGCGCTCTTACTTCTATTGCTGATGGACCAGTATATGTAATAACACCTGTTGTGTTATCATATGTCAATGATCCATCTCCGCCTGTATCTGTGACACTCATAGCAAGTCTAGCTCTACTATCTAAGTAGTAAAGGTTGGTTGCCCCTTCTAACAAGTCATCAGTTGTATGAGGTATAGGTCTATAAATTGTACCATCGTTTGTAAATTCCCATATATCAGTTGTTTCATTCCAACGTACATCTACTTTACTTTCTGTACCTCTGTTAACTTCTATACCTGCGTTTTCGTTAGGTGATGATCCTACATAATTACTATTCAATGTTACTATGTTATCAGCTAATAATATGGTTTCAGTATTCAATGTTGTTAGAGTACCTTGAACGTTAAGATTACCTGAGATATCAGTATTTCCTGTAGCCACATCAATTGTAAAATTACCTTGCCCGATATCTAGCGCAGTACCATCAAATGTAAAGTTGGCATCATCTTCTAGTTCACCGCCTACACCTGATACAACAACTCTGTTATCTGTTAAATCTTCTACTGCTGCACTCGCTAGGTTTGCTTGACCATCTACATCTAATTCTCCGAATACAGTTGTTACATAGGTTCCGATATTAACTGACATAGCAGGTATCAACGGACCTACATGTAACGTATTACCATCAAATGTTAAATTAGCGTCATCTTCTATTTCGCCATTTGTTCCTGCGATTAGTACTCTATTATCTGTTAAGTCTTCTACATTTACACTCGCTAATGTACTTTGACCAAGTGATGTAATTCTACCAGATAGAACATCAACAGTCATATTACCCTGACCAATATTGAATAGTGCACCATCCATTGTAAAGTTAGGATCATCTTCTAACTCACCGTTAGTGCCTACTATTACAATTCTATTATCTGTTAAGTCTTCAACATTTACACTTGCTAATGTAGATTGTGAATCTACGTCTAGTGCACCAATAACTTGTGTGTTACCAGTTGCTACCCCTACTGTGAAGTTTCCTAAGCCTATATTAAATTTTGAACCATTAAACGTAAAATTAGCATCATCCTCTAATTCACCAAGTGCACCAGCAATTACAATTCTATCGTCTGTTAAATCTTCAACATTTAAACTTGCCAATGTACTTTGACCTGATGAGTTTGTATTTCCAGTTGCTACATCTACTGTGAAGTTTCCTTGGCCTATATTAAATGTCGTTCCGTCAAATGTAAAGTTAGCATCATCTTCTAGTTCACCTAGTGTTCCTGAGATTACAATTCTATTATCTGTTAAGTCTTCTACGTTTGCACTCGCAAATGTTGCTTGCCCATCAGTGTGTATGGTGCCTCGGCTATAGATATCGCCGCTTGATGCTTGTACAAGGAAATTACTTGAACCAATGTTTAGCCCAGTACCATCATAAACAAAGTTAGCATCATCCTCTAATTCACCATCAACACCTACTATCACAACTCTATTGTTTGTTAAATCTTCTACATTCAATGAAGCTGCTGTAAGTTGACCATCAATATCTAAATCGCCACCGATAGCAACGTTACCAGAGATTGAAGTGTCACCTGTAGCTATATCTACTGTAAAATTTCCTAATCCAATATTGAATGTTGTCCCATCCATTGTAAAATTAGCGTCATCTTCTAATTCGCCATCAACACCAGCAAGTACAATTCTATCATTTGTGAGGTCTTCTATATTGGCGCTTGCTAATGTACTCTGCCCATCAACATCTAAAGTTCCATTAATTTGGGTATTTCCAGTGGCGTGAAAATTATGTACTTTTAGGTCTGTTCCTCTTGAACTCCAGCTATCAATACTTTCATCCCACAACCAAAATACATTTAATTCATCTCCACGATTAACTTCAAATCCAACATCATCTGTTGGACTACCTTCGAATTGATGGTTCATTTCAACAATAGGATCTGAAATATATGTATTTGTAGTGTCAATAGTTGTTATACTACCATTAACATCCAAGTTGCCTTCAACAACAAGGTCTCTATTAATAAGAACGTCTTGTTGTGCGACAACCTTATCTCCGCTAAGAAATAGTCTATCACCAAATTTAATTTGTTCTGCCATAGTTTAATCTCACATTTAGAATTTATTATATGTCTATTTATCTTTATTACAAGCAATAAAAAAACCCGGGATAAATCCCGGGTTTCTTATAATAACTATTAATCCTAATATTATAGGAAAGATAGTGAGTTTGCTGGGATTGTGATTTTTGAAACATAATCCGCTGCGTTACCTAGTGATGACGCAGTGTTTGTTAGCTCAACGTAACCGTAACGAGTCATGAATGATACTACTGGTTCGAATGTGCCTGGATCAATCACAACACCTGATGACATTAGCGGTACGTATGGGCAGTAGAATGCTGCTGCGTCGATTTCGCCTTGGCCTTTGTAGCCTAGTAGAACTGGAGCATCGTCTGCTGCGTATGTGTTTACGTAAATGCGCATTGTGCCATTTAGTGTACCAACGAATTTTGTGTTTGTTGGTGCTTCGAATGTACCTTCAGTTGTACGTGCGAATGCTGATGTAGTCGCAGATTGTAGAACTGTTAGTGCTGCTGGTGAAACAACAGCCCAGTTAGCTGCGCCACGGCGTGTACGCTGTGCTACTAGGTTTGCTTGTTGGTTGATTAGTGTCGCTAGTACGGCATGCTTGTCACCAACGAATGTTGGAGTACCTGTAAAGGTTTGTGTCATGTCGAATGTTGCACCTGATGTTGCTAGATTTTCTAATGAACCTAGGATCTCTTGGTCGATCTCTGCAGTGATTTCCATAGCTAGTGCTGCCATGATTTCTGCTTCGATGTCTAGACCGTGCATTGCGTTAGCGTCTTGTGCCGCTTCAAAAGTCCAACGTGCTGATAGCTTACGTGTTTTCGCTTCAACAGTTTGCTTTAGAACTTGGATTGACATACGGTTACCCGCTGCGCCTTCCATTGCTGCTGTTGATAGAGGTGCAGCTGAGCCGTCACCTGAGTAGTTCTTTGCGATATCAAATGGTGATAGTGCTTCTGAACCTGCAGTTGTTGTACCTGCGTTGTCTGCGTAACGAACACGTAGTGTGTGGATCTGACCAACTGGGCCAGTCATTGGCTGAACGCCGATGATTTCGTTTGCGATAACTGTTGGCATAACACGACGGATAACTGGTAGAATCACTTTGTTTAGTGTTGCAATGTTACCTGCTTGTGTTGCACCTGCTGTAGCATTTTCGTTTAGTGCTACTTTTGTGTTTTCTAGTACTGATGACATAACATCACGCTTTGTGCCTTCTAGACCTTCTAGTAGTGCTTCACGTGTTGTGTCCCAGTTGTTTCCTTCAAAAAGATTTTCCATCTTTTCAGTCTCCTGTTTTAATAAGTTACAGTCCTGCTAATTTCTTTAGCACGACAATATCGGCATCGCCACCAGTTGATTGTGCTTCAGTTGTTGATTCACGATCACCTGTATGTTCAGTCACTTTGCCTTCTGTTAAAGTTGTTTTTGTTTCTGCCTTAGCAGTAACATTTTCGTTTAAAACTGCTGGCAGATATTTCTTAAATGCAGTTTTTAGGTTTGAAGTTTTTACTGATTCAAGTAGATCAGACATTACTCTGCGTTTCTCGTTAGCTAATGGTGCTAGAAGATCATCCATTACCGCTTTGCGGTTCATTCTGTCTTCCATTACACGCTGCTTACGAGATGCTTCAGTAATTTCTGCTTCCTTTTCAGCGATCATTGCTTCTAGTTCTGCAACTTTCTCTGCAGACTCGTCTAGCTTTTTGTTCATTTTTGCTACTTCAGTGCCTTCATTTAATTGTGAAGACATGAATTCGCCCGCAAATGCTTCGAACAGTTTACGACCAAATTCATTTTCTTTAGCCGCTTGAATGTCCTCTTTTAGCGTTGCGATTTCTGAACGTAGAGCGTTAGAAATTGTTGTTTCTACTAACTCTGCTGAACGCTTGACAAATGATTCTTTTGTTTTATTAAGAAGTTCTTTGCCTTCTGCTACCATGCGTACTTTAGTTTCTACTAATTCACGCTTGTCGTTGTGGAACTCTGCTAGTTCACGTGCTAGTTGTTTTGTAACGAATTCTTTAGTTTTATCTAAATTCTCTGCTACTTTAGCACGATCATCACGTAGTTCTTTAACTTCGTTTGCAAGTTGAGAAGTAATGAATTTTTCAAGGAGTTTTGCGTGTTCCGAAATTGCTTTCTTATACGCAACACGTTCTGCGATTAGAGCTTCACGGTCTGTTTTGAACTCTTCGATTTCAGTACGGATTGCTTCATTTAGCATATTATCCATAGCTTCAACGATGACACCTTTGTCATGTTCAAATTTTTGTGCGAACTCTTCACGCAACTCGGCTGTAATCTCCTCTCTTGCTTCATTTAGTTTTGCTTCCATAGCCTCTTTAATTGCCGCACCAGCTTCTTCGCTTAGTGCGCCAGACTCTAGAAGATTAGCAAGGATTTCGTTTGCCATTGTTGCTTCTCCTGTTAAAGTTTTAGTTCACGAATGAACTTCACTATTTCCTCTGACAAGTACTTCTGTGCAGCCTTGTCATGTTTTACATCTTGTGCCAGCTGCCATGTTTGGAAGCCGCCACGCATGTTCATTAGTCCTTCGTAGATTGCCTTTGGATACGCATCCGGTGCGCTTGGCTGTGCTACGATGTCTACTGTGACAATCTCAAAATTACTCACATTACCCTGGCCATCAACTTCACCAGAACCACGAGATGAGACACCCAAAGTAGCGCCTGACTCGATTAGTGTTCTGATAATGTTGCCCATTGGCGTAGGAACAATTTTCAGTTTACCATAGCCGTTTGGTCCATCCATCCACATGTTTTCAATAATATGAGAAACACGATCAACATTTACTGTTAATTCTGGTGGGTGGTCACATTCTCCTAAGACTGGGAAACCGTCAGAAATTTTCTTCTGAACACTTTCCACTGCCTTAGATATTTCAGATACCGGATAAACACGTTGGTTAGCATTCTTCACTCCGCCTTGGACGAAGATGCCTTCCATGAACATGTTCTTTTCACCATCTTCACTTTCCACAATACGTGATTTCACGTTTGCTTGATTGTGTGATAATCTCTCAATAAGAACTGTCATTGGTTTCTCCAAATGAATAAATTATGATGTGATTGCTTTTGTATTCACACCATTATCACCTGGCTTTGCAGTTTGACCTGACATAGCTGGCGCTTTTTTGTTACCTGATACATTTACATTTTTTGTATTCATATCTTTTGGTGCTTCACCTTTGCCACCCGCTGTGTTACCATCGTGTGTTTTTACTGGTGCTGCGTTTGAATCGTCACCTGGACGTGCTGGGTTCGCATTGACTGGTGATGAACCACCGTCGCCATTGTCACCTGCTGAAGCTGATACTGCGTCAACGTATTCGTTTAGCTCTTCTTCTGATGATTCTTCTAAGTCTTCTTCTGACTCTTCTAAATCTTCTTCATCTGCTTCTTCTAGTTCTAGCTCTAATGATTCTTCCATGTCGTCTTCTTCATCTTCCATGTCCATTTCATCATCGCCTTCACCTGACATTATTTTTTCGAACTCTGCTTCTAGCTCTGCTAGTGCTGATTCTAGATCGTCTACACGTGTTTCCATGTCTTCATCCGCTTCATCATCGCCCATTTCTAGGTCGGCTAATGCTTCTTCATCATCCATTTCATCTTCGTCATAGATTTCTTCAGATTCGATTTCTTCAGCATCCGCTTCTAATTCTTCTGCTGATTCATCTTCTTCTTCATCTAGGCCTAGTTCAGCTTCTTCAAGCTCTTCTGACTCGTCTAGGTCTTCTTCTTCTGACTCGTCCAGATCCTCAAGTTCTTCTTCTACAACTTCGTCACTCTCGTTTAGAAGTTTTTCGTGGATTTGACGAGCGTTCTCTACGATAAAATCATGTAGTAGCTCTTCTGCTGCTTCACGCTCCTCGTTGATAAGAAGTTCTAGCACTTGTTCTAACTTACTTCTTGACATTATAAGTCTCCTTATCTTAGTTTAGCCACGAATTATGTGGCAAAATTGTAGAAACACTCTTGTTTCAAAAGTATTTATAGATAAAATATAGGTTTTATATGGAAACATTAAAAAACGGCTGTTTTTCAGCCGTTTTTTGGTTGTAGAGATATTTAGTACACTTACAGTTGATATAACATACTAGTTAATATCAAATATCAGGAATTTCTCCGCCTTCGCCGCCAGCAGCACCATACTGCTTTTTAAGTTGTGAAGATTTTATATTTTCCTGATATTTTCTGTACTCTCTAATCTTTCTTAACTTGGAAAGGTGCTTAAGAGTTAGACGAACTTTACGTGTATCGTCCAATTCTATTTTGTTTGCATCATCCTCGTCAGGAGAATAGTTTTCTTTTAATTCACTGTATCTCATAATAGTATTTATACTTCTTGTTCAGTTTCAGCGTTTTCTTCACCTGAAATAACTGAACCATCTTCAGTATCGGCATCAGTTTCGTCAAAGTCAAAGTCTTGATCATCAAAATCTGCTGGTGGGGCTGCTCCGACATCTTTCATACCGTCTGCTGCACCTGCTAATGAATCAACTTCTTGTCTTTCTTCACGCCATAGCTTTTCGTTTTCTAGAATTTCGTCTTCTGTTAGACCTAAGAAACGCTGTAGAGCAAAACGCTTACTGATATAATCTGCGCCTTCAATAGCAGAGAATACATTCATAGCTACTTGGTCTACTTCTGCTTGACGGAACTTACCAAAGTTCTGAGGAGTATTGAACTTAAGATTGAATAGAGAACTTTCTACCATAACACCACGATGTTTCAAGAACATTTTAAATTCACGGTCCAGTTCTTCAACAATAAGTGCCTGTAAACGTTCACAATATTTTGTAAATCTAAACTCAGCTATCATAGCAGTTCCAACACGACCGTCAGTGTATGTTGATCCGCCATCTTCTAGTCCACCTAGGTATGATGGTGGAACACGTAGACCACGCATTAATTTATCATTAAAATACTTCAAGTCATCAATCTGACCTAAGTTCTCACCGCCTGGTAGAGTTTCAACTTTAGAACCACGGCCTTCTGCTGTCTGAGCAAAGAAGTAATCTTCCATGATTGATAGTGGATTGTAAGCACTATCTGTAATGTTCTGACCACCACCTGTTTTAGATGGAATACGTCTTTGATGAATTTCCCCTTTGATACGCTCTAGGTGCTGTCTTGCTTTGTGTGTTGGCATGTTACCAACGTCAATATAAAACACTCTGCGCTCTGGTGCACGTTGTACACGATAGATTAGAATAGCATCTTCAAGTAGTTCTTTTTGTTTGTAAACTTTAAAAATTGGTTCTAGTACACTAGTACCGAAAGGCCAGAAGTTATCAACACCTTCACTAAGTGACAAGTGAACAACGTGTGCAGCGTCAATCGGTGTTGATGTTTGTTCATTAACAAAGCGAGTACCGCCCGCACTACCACCAGTATAACCTTGTGTAGTATTACTGTTTAGATTAGGAAGTCCCATACCAGCACTACCAGTTTGGGTAAGTTTGTTTGAATCCGCAGTAATATTCATACTCTGTATATTAACATCAATATCTTTGATATAATATGCTTCTACTTTTTTACCTTTACCTTCATTGACAACAACTTTATCTACTTTAGCAGGATTAACCCAAAATAGCTTGTATGTTTCTGGATCACGAACAAAAACTTGGTCACCGTATTTGATGGCATTTCTAAAGATACGGAAGACACGCTTGTTTAATTCGTTAACATTACACCATTGTTTTAATGTACGCTGAATAATATCGTTTTCTGACTCAGTTGGATCTTCGTTGAAATCAACAGAGAAAGGCATAGCAGTTTGTTCATCACGCAATGTAGAGAACTCTGCGATAATGTCCAGTGCAGCATTAACTTCACTATCCATATCCATTTGGTCATACTGACTGTAACGCTGTACACGGTTTGGTTGACCCTGATAAACTTCAGGTAACCAACTACTGTAGCGATTGTTACTTGCTTCAGCACCATTGTTTGTAGACGGTGCCTGCTTTGGAGGCATTCCATCGTATGTTTTAAAATATTTTTTCCAAGTTGCCATCTTTACTTCCTATAAAGTTTAGTATAACATGTAAAAAGTCACATGTCAATAATTATCTCTGTAATTGTACTATCATTGATCTTATTTCTGATATCAGTGATGTCATTATTTCTATTTGTCTACTCTCGTCTGAAGTAACACCATCTTTTTTCATTTTAGATATTTCATCCGTCAACTGAGCTATGTTACCAGATAGAGATGATTCTGTATTATTACTTCTCTTTAACATTTCTTCAACCATAAGAGTTACATTTTTAGCATCTAATACTCCAATTTCAGTTTGACCTCTTTCAATCATTGGTTCAAGTGTTTCATCACGCAATCTTAGTGCCATTTCTAATCGTTTCGCATATCCAGTGACAAATTTTTCCACAAACGTAGCATTTTCAGCGATCATTTCCTGTGTTAGGTCTTTTACATCTACACCTATTCTATCAGCGAATTCTTTAAGTGTTTCATTTGTTCTTTGTAGATTTTCCTGCATTGGGATAACATTTTCACGTGCTGCTTGGTTTTGTTGTTCTTGTAAAGCCACAATTGCATTAGATTCTAATACGTTTCTTAGTCTTTGTAATTGTTCCGTATTACCAACAATAGCAGTAGTATTACCATTGAATAAATCAGCAAGATTTGCAACACCACCAGCAGTCAGTGCTGCTCCTTCAACTGCTGCAGTTTGTAGATTAATTGCTCCTTTGATTGTGGTGGAGAGTGGTGTTATAGTCTCACTGACAAGTTTTTGTAAAGAAATACTTAACGCAGCCTGGGCATCATATAGTCCACCTAATGTAGTAGCTAAATCTGCCTGTTTTAAAACAGCAGTATTCATACCTTCCATAGCAACTACTGTCGCTCTTTCGACTTCTAACCCTGTTAGTATAGCCGTATCGTCTGACGTTAAACCAACAAATCCTGCATTAGCATCACCTGATGTTTGCCTTAATCTTGCTGCTTCAGCAACTGCTCGTTGTGAGGTTCCAGTATCTGTTAACAGTAAAGAACGGGAATCTGCGCCACGAGCAACAACGGCATCTAAAGCAGGACCGATATTAGCTAATGCTGTTTGAAATCCAGCAGTTCCACCAGTCTCAGTGGCCGCTGCCAATTGATCAACTATTGGAAGAAGTGCTGCTGTGATAGGATCAGCCAATAATGAAGCATATTGATCCGTTTGCACAAATGCTTGGTTTGATCCAGCTGCTAGTCTCATAGCTAGTGCTTCACCTAGTATGGAATCCATACCACCCGCCATACCTACAACTGCTTCAGCATTTTGTCTTGATCTACTATCTAGTGTGGCTAATAAAGAACCTATATCATTTCTACCTAATGTCTGCGCAATCATAGCTGCTGATTCTTGTAAGTTTATTTTCATAACGTTTGAAGTTGCAACTACAGTAGACATGAATTCTTCAGCGCCCGAACGTAAATCATCATTTGATATTTTATCTAATTGTCCCATAGAACGTACAGATTCTAAGTATGTTCCTGCTAATTCAGTTACTTCTCCAAACTGTAGACCAAATCTATTCATAAAATTGGCGCCTTCTGAATGTGCTAATTCGTTGGCAAAACTCAAAGATGCTTCTACGCCACGAACTCCAACTGCCTGTGAAAACTTTCTTGTGAATTCGGCTGCTTCACCTAAAGTAAATGAAGTTCTGTGAGCAGTTTCAGATAGGCCTATTAAACCTGAACTTAATGCATCCATTCCAGCCATAAGACCAGATTGTCTTATTTCTTGCGCAAAGCTAAATCTCTCTCTTGCTTGTCCTTCAGTATATTGTGTTACAGCATTTACTGCGCCCGCCACAGCACCCAATGCGGATGTGACTTTACCAAAAATCTCACCAATTACACCTGATTGTTCTCCAAGTTTTTCATACTGTGCTTTCATATTTGCGATTGTTTCAGAATAACCTTCTTTTTGTAGTTCTTGTGAACGTTTTTGAACATTTAATGAAGCTCTTGCTATACTAGTTTGCTGTTGATTTAATGTTAACAACTGTGACATTAAACCCAGTTGTTTTGTTTCTATAGTTTTAGTTTGTCTATCTTGGCTTGCCTGTGCCTTAACAGTGCCGCCAATCTTCTTAAGTTCGTTTATAGCACCTCTGAGATGCCCTTGTTCAACTTTATCGCCATTAGCTATTCTAGTAAGCATTGACAGTATTTGTTTATTAGCCGCGGTATTCTGTGACAAGCCGTTAGTTAATGCTTGTAATACCATTTTCTGTGTAGATTCATTTGCCCACTGTGGGACCCCAGGACCTAAACCTTCAATATATGTACTATCTGCCATACTTACCTCTCTTTTGAGTTATATTCGTATATAATTATTAAGTTAAATACAAATATAATAAATATATATTATAGTGTATTTATCACACAATGAGGTTATCAAAATGAATCAACTAAACAAATACTTCAGGAAGCCAAAAATTTATATAAAACTACCAACAGGTGGTAAATTTAATCCTGAAATGGAAACCACTGTTTTGGATGAAGTCGGCGTTTTACCAATGACAGCACTAGACGAAATAACATTAAAAAACCCAGATGCGTTATTAAACGGTGAAGCTATTGTAAGTGTTATTAGAAGTTGTTGTCCCGATATACCAGAACCTAAAAAAATGTGTAACATAGATGTAGAGGCATTATTTTTAGCAATACAATATGCTACATATGGCGATGATATCACACATGAACACAAGTGTTCCAAATGCGAAGAGATAAGCAGTTTTTCTGTTGATGTAAATTATATGCTGAATAGATTTCCTGAGATAGAATATATCGATCCGATTGAATATGAGGACTTAAAGATTCATGTCAGACCGCCAACAGTTGAAAATATAACAAGAATGTCGTTAATAGAATTAGAACAGAAACGAATGATTAAAAACTTAACTGATATAAATGACGATACGGAAGATTTAGAAATATCAAAAAAGTTTTACGCTAGTTTTAAAAAAATAGCTGAACACAACGTAGACTTGTTAACAAATACTATTGGAAAAGTAGAGGGACCAGATTTTGAAGTTACTGACCAACAAGAGATAAGTGAGTTTTTAGCAAATGTACCAAGTACATTTGTACAAAAAATAAATGAAGCTGTAACTAAACTAGTTGTTGGACCAAGACAAGCAACAACTATGAACTTCAAGTGTCCAGAATGCGAACATGAGGATGTCGTAGAAATGGAGATGAATCCTGTAAATTTTTCCACCGCTGGCTCCTAACTGCAAGTCAGCAAGATATAGCAGAAAAATCAAAAAAATTTGAAAAAGAGCTTGACAAGTTTCATAAGAATATGTTAAAGTTATCTTGGTATATGAGAGGTGGCGTCAATATAGAACATCTATATGATATGCCAGCTGAACATATAAACCATATTAATGATATAATAGAAGATAATTTTGAAATGAGTAAAAAAGCAGGAATGCCAATACTCTAAGGCTAATACAAAAAACACAACTAATATAGGCAACTAAAGGCAAAGACAATGGCTAATAATAAATCATACATAGTGGATCTGTTGGTCGGGTTGCCGACTCGGGATTGAGATTGCAGGTGAGGATCTGCTGTCAGATTAGAGGGGACGAACTCCCTTATTCTTCTCGTAACCACAAAAGAGTGTTCAGAATTCAAAACGACCGCGGCTCCAAAGGCTGTGGTTGACCAGTTTATAAATATATAACCGCTGATAGATTACTATAATACTATCAACTTACATGATATTTTGTCTGTTTAGGATATCATGAGGTGCCGTTGGTCCGAAAGGAGCAATACTGAGTGAAGGGGGAATCGCCAACCGACCCCGTAGTTACTGGCTACTAGCTCTAAAACAGAGGCGATGAAGCTATGGCAAGTTTTAGCTTTTCCGCAGTTGTCCCAGCATTGGGGCAATTGTGGCTTAGCCGCAGGCAAGTAATTAAAGATATAATATCTTTATAAAATAAAAACCGAATAAATCGATTGAGCGAAAGCGATATGAGATTTATGAGAGTTTTAGGTCTTTAGACCTTTTAAGTGAGATAAGAAATGGCAAGTAAAAGTAAAACAAAAGGAAGTAGTTATGAAAGACAAATGGCTAAGTTCCTTAGTGAGAAATATGGCGGTTCTTTTGTACGAGTACCTAATAGCGGAGCATATATCGGAGGAAGTAATAACTACCGAACTATAACGCTAAGTGAGGGACAAGTGAGAAGTTTTAAAGGTGATATTATTCCACCTGATAACTGGACTTACTTTAACTGTGAATGCAAGAATTATGCGGACCTACCATTTCATCAAATTATTACTGGTAACCCTGTAGCACAACTAGAGTCTTGGATAGACCAAACAATGGAAGTTGCCGAAGAAAAGGATTTGAACATTTTGTTCATTAAAATCACACGCAAGGGTGAATATGTAATGATACAGGATAAAGAGTTTCACAGCGGCATGTTTGTACAACCGGGTGTTGAGTATCAAAGTAGACATCACGGTAAGTGGTGGTTCCTGGGAGCTGAATTGTTTTGGAATAAGTGTTCTGAGGAAGTAGAAAGTAAATCAATTAAAGGTACTAATTAAAATAACCACCATCTGTAGATGCCTAGAGCATCTATAGGTACATATATCGCACTAGACATTACAATACCTGGATAGCTGTTGATATATGCAAACACTCCCATCATACTGTCTTTAATAAAGAAAAGACACATAGCCCAAAAAACCCATGTGTCTCCTAAATTAGCGGACACTATAAGTGCCGCAGTACATCCTGTGAATAATTGCGCCCATTCTAAGAATTTACTTGTTGTCATACAAGTATTTATTATTCTTTCTTTTTAGCACCTCTACGATATTTGTACTTCATATCTTTCGCTTCGGTGTGTACACCGTCTGGTATCTTTTTAATTTTACCACCTTTTTTTAGAAATTCTTTTATAGCTTTATCTGCTTCCTCACGTTCTTTTTCTAACTTTGGTGATTGTGCCCGTGTAATGCTCATTATTAAACTCCATTTAAAAGAAAAACCCGATGCATGACTGCACCGGGTTAGTTTCATGCTCTGTGTTGAAACTATAAAGAAGCTAGTAGTGATGAGAGAGGTGAGAGGAGACACTAACTTCCTTATATAATATTACTATAGCATATTATGATTCGCTTGTCAACACTTTTTTAAATTAAATATTCATCATTTTCGTTTTCCCATTCACCAATAGCATTACGGAAACCTAGAGCAAGCATGCCGTCATAATCGCACATTTCTTCCCACTCTGAGATAACTTCGTCTAGTTGTTCCCGGCTAAGTTCGCTTGGGCTTTCTACACCAAAATGTTCTTGGATCAAACCATATGCCCATTCCGTGACATGACCCTCAATCCAGTCTAGCATCTTGTGTGCTTTATATACTTTAAATGGTTCTTCTGACATTTTACTTTCCTTAATGTTTCTGATATCTTATATATAGTACGATTCGTTAATAATGTCAAGTACTAATCGTCTTTTTCTTTTTCTATTTCCCAACCTAGTGTTTCTAGTTCATCTTTAATGGTCATCATTGGAAACTCTGATAACATATCATATCTCATATAATCACTGTCATCGTTCCATTCACGGATAACAACAAGATTATCATTTTTATCTAAACTGCATGTTTCTATAAACGCTTTATCTGCTATGAAGTCTTCCATAAGTTCTTTTACTTCGTCATTTTCATCTGCTCTATCAAAATCAGAACACCATTCAATGTACGCTTCTTCTGCGTCCCACCACTTAGTTTTCCATTTTTTTAATGTATAAATTTCTTTTGTCATATTACAGTTTCCAGTTCTACACCAGGTTCTACCATTTCTTCTTCTTGTGTGAAAGTAGTAAAGCCGTTTTCTTTTATAACATTTAGCACATCACTTACTCGACCTTGAAGTTCTTCACGGTGTGATACCAAGAACAGTGAACGTCCTCTATCACGTACCATCTTCTTAAGAACTGCTAGTGATGCTTCAACTCCATTTGAATCCATACCGCTGTCAATAAGTTCGTCAACAAACATAACATTGATTGTCGAATAAAGTGATTCAAAAATATCACGGAATGCCCATGAAAGTCCAAGAATAAGTCTGTTACGTTCTCCACGTGATAAGTTATCAAAGTCTAAGTCACGTCCAAGTTCGGTAATTTCAACTGACAAATCAGATTGGAATTTGACTTCGTGTGGTAGACCTAACTTTTCTAAGTAGAAATCTAAACGGTTGTTCAAATAAGATAAGTTTTGATCGATAATTTTCTTACGTATGAAACTATCTTTATTTGTAAGTAACTTTAGTAAGAACTCCTGATGGTCTTTATAAGACGATAGACTATTCATAGTTGTGTAGTCTAGTTCTTCTAGTGAACTGTCACGCATATCTTTGATTTGTTCTGAATAAGGGTCTTCTGTTTTTCTTTTACTATCGATTTGTTCTTGTAACATTCTTACAGAATTTTGATGTTCATACGCATCTTGTAAAGAATTGTAGAATACTTCAGGTTTATCTCCTAAATCACCGATATCATCTATTACACTAGTATACTCTTTATATCTTACATTATTTTCTTCCAGTGTTTTAGCTGCTTCTAGTTTTTGTTCTTCTTTAGAAGCAAGTATACTTTCTTGTTTACTGTCATGCATTTCCTGACCACAAGCATAACACTTGTGTTCTTTCAGCATTAAAATTTCAGCATCTAGTTTTTCTATTACTTTGTGTTGTTTGATATTCTCAGTATCAATACTGTTAATCCATTTTACTGCTTCGTCTAAACGTGTTTTCTTTTCGTTGTATTCTGATAACAATGATTGATTTTTTATTTCAGTATCAATATCAATGTGAGATAAAGAATCTAAACCAGACTCTAAATCTGATAATTCTTTTTCATGTTTCTCTGACCAGATACGTTGTCTACGTTCAATATCCTTGATAGATTTAAGAATACGTTGATTAGCCTCTTCGATAGATTTTAATCGATATTCTTCTTCTTTCATTTGTTCTTTCGTGTCTTTGATATCGTCTTTTAGTTTATCTGCTTTGCGAGATAACTCAGTAATACCTAATAATTCTTCAATAATTTCACGTTGATCACCAGCTCTCATTGACAAGAAAGGTTCTGTATACGTATTCAGCGCAACAATATGTTTAAACATACCATGTGAAATACCAATAATAGAGTCAACTTCCACCTGTGTTTGACGCATTTCACCTTGTGCTTCATCTTGTGATTCATTTACATCTACTCCATCACGTATTAATCTAAAAACGTTAGGTCTACGACCACGTTCAATTCTAAATTCACTTCCATTATATTCAAAATCAACAGTTACTAACATACCTTTACTATTAGTTTTGTTAATTAGATTATCTTTTTTGATGTTTGTTAGTGCGTTACCGTACAATCCATACGATAAAGCATTGATAAGTGTTGTCTTACCTGTACCATTACGTGATCCATCACCTCCCAAATCTAAGTTATTACCTAGAACAAGAGTTAGATTATCACGTTGTAAGTCAATAGCCTGTGTTACATTACCTACGCTCATAAAATTACGTATAGTAATATTCTTAATTTTTAACAAATGTTCACCTTTATCTTGCGAAATGTCCAGATTGAATTGGATCTAAACTAATCTCATTGATATTAACATAATCTGGTTGTTGAATCAACCATAAAATAACTTCAGCTATGTATTCAACATCTATTAGTTTTCTATCCGGATGCTTCTTAACTACACTTGGTGTTGTTAAGCTACCCGGAGATAAAAGTGTTGTTTTGACATTTGAACCGCCGATAGTCATATAAGTTAAGTCTCTGTTGTATACCTTTAGTGATTTCTTTTCAGTTGGGTATCGCCATGTTCTACCCTTAACACCAGTATCTGCTGTCGAACCCATACTTATAATGTGCGCCGTTCGTTTTTCTTCTAGTAACTTTGTATAAAACGTTTCTAAGATAAGAGTTTGTTGGTACTTCCAAAGTGCTGCATTATTGATGAATACATTGAAATCATCGTCAATAAATTTTTGTGCTAGTCTATCCTGTTCGTCAGATTTGTCTAGCTGCCAGCCAGTGCTCCTACTACAAGCACTATAATCAATACCACCCACAGTATCAAAAAGATCGCATATCGCTTTACAAAGTCCATAGTCTCTATTTCCTGTTATTAGTACACGTTTGTTTTCCATGTTATAGTCCGTTATATATCTCTATAAGAGTATTTGTATTGTAACTACCATCAAGTGCAGATAGCTGCGAAACAACAATTTGGTCTATTGTTTCAAAATGTATCTCAGCACCTACATCTTCAGTGTGTTCTGATAACTTGATAGGTACAAGTGTGATATCTCTTAAGTCATAGGTTTCTACAAATGTATCTTTGATGAAGTTTGCTTCTTCATATGAAATATCGATATCTAAAGAGATACGTATGGATGATTTGGGTAACAAATACTTATCTGGGCTATCTAAGAGTTGAGATAGTTTGATAGTCTTATATTTAGGAGCATCTGACCAAGCAAAAAACTCTGGCTCTTTATCCCATTCTAAGTACATCCACCCACGTTCATCATCCCACGCATCAGAAAAATTATGCGGGAATGCATTACCGGTATAGATAACATTACCTTTTACTTGTCGCTTATGAAAGTGACCCGTGAAAACATAATCTTGGTTCTGAAACATTTCAGATTTTAGTCCGCCGTGATCTGGCATTTCAACCATAGCATTCAACATAAAGTACGGAAGTTCAAAGTGACCAAACATATATTTTGATTTTACTTTCGGTACTTTTTTCCATTCATCTCCAACTAACCAACTAACTAGCGCAACGTCACCTTCTACATGTGTATCTCTGATTAGATGAACATTTTCTAATTCTTCTACAAATTCAACAGAGTTTATATCACGGCTTTCCCGATAAAACAAATCGTGGTTACCTAAAATCATATAAACATTGTCAAATGCTTCACTTAGCTTTCTTAATCCTTGAATACTCCACTTCATAGTAGAGATATTAAGACTAGCACGATTGTGGTGCCAGTCTCCACCAAAGATACAAGTCTCACATCCTTTAGCGTGTGCTTGTTCAATGAACCAGTCTACAAATGCGTCACAGTCTTCATTATGCTGTCTTGCATTATTTCGCATACCATAGTGAATGTCTGTAAAGAATGCTAATTTGTCGAATAGTTTAGTCATCGTCTGCGTAAATCTCTTTAATAGTTTCAGTAGGGATTTGTTCGTCTGTAATCTTAGTACTGGTAACTTTTTTCCAACGTTCTTGTGATTTCATTTCGTGTTCAAGTTGCCTTGTCCAACTTGGTGCTTGTCCTGACTTCTCTAACAAGTCATCACGAATACCTTGATTTTTCTTTTCAATATTAAGAACACGGGTGAATGAGTTGTTCACTGCGGCAGTGTAATAAGCAAACGGGTTATCTGATTTCGCTTCATTAAACTGTAGACCAATCTGTGTCAACTGTAGTAGAGCTTGTCCACGCATTTCGTCAATGTATGTATAACCACGCCAGTTAGCACGTTGCGAATAACGCTCAACTAACTTGATATACATGTTTGCTAGTGTTGCCGTGATACGACCAGACTCTAAATCAAACTCTTTATTTTTGTTAAAATGTGAAATACCAACTTCAGTGACCTCATCATTTCTAAGAATGTAATGCTTATAAGGTGGGAAGTTTAGTTTCACTTTATGATCTGCTACTGTCTTTGGGTTTTGTTTACGTCCGGGTTCATCTGGAATGTGTTCATAAGTCATTACTCGAAATACAATTTCTTCTTCATTGAATGAAGTTGGATCCACAGAAAAATCTGCTTGTTTTTTCTTTTTGTCTGTGTTTAGATCCCATGCTTCTTTCTGTAAACGGTCAGCACGATTTTGTCTTGCCATATCCATTAGACCGTTAATTTCTTCTTTTATGTTTAATTCGCCTGATATATTATCAATAATAATATCAAATTTATGATACAAATCTCTGTCTTCAAACCAACAAAAGTTTGACTTAGATATGTGGATTTGTTTTAACATATCTTTGTTGTTTAAATAATTTTGACCTCGTCTAGCCATGGTATACTCCTAATATTACATTAATTATACAACCAGAGAAAGCAGTTGTCAAGCGTTAAGTTCGTACATTATACGCAGATAAATACTGCTAAGATTTAGGAGAACCAGTATGGCTTACAATCCATATATAGAAGAACAACCAGTTTTTATAAAGGACCCAAGTAATAGATTGAAAGAGGCGGGTTTGAAAGAAAATACCTTTTACTTTCCTTATACGCCTACTATTAGTAGTATAATCAATACAAACTATAACGTGGCAGCCACAACACATTCAAATTATCAACAAGCATTTTTTGAAAGTGCTGCTAATGCTAGTTTTTCTATTGCTGCTCCAATCATAATTGAAAACGAAGAGCAAGGTAGACATATCATAAAAGCATTGAACTTTTTTAGAGGCTCCATGAAAATGAGATTTGGATTAAATGATAAAGAAAGAGGTCTCCCACCACCTGTATTACGTTTTACTGGTCATGGCGTGTATGTAAATGTTCCTGTTATTATAACAGATTTTACATATAACTTAGATTCTGATATGTCTTATATTGATGTAGATAATTTAGATAATGGAGAACCTGTCAGACTTCCAGTAAGTAGTACATTTGTTATGACATTACAAACTACATATTCTCCTAAAAATGTAAGAGAAAACTTCACACTAGATGCTTATCTTAGTGGGCAACTGAAAGGAAGAGGTTATGTATAAGAAACATTCTCCATGGAGTAATACTACTATTCTATATGATAGAATTTTAGATATTCAAAAAAGAAGATATATTAAAAAAGATCCACTAGATGAAGAAATTCTTATACCTCAGCAATATGATGGTAGGCCTGATTTGTTCAGCTATGAAAAATATGGTACATCGAAATATTGGTGGATTTTTTCAGCAAGAAATCCAGATACGATACAAGATCCTATAAATGATTTTAAGGCTGGTACAATGATAAGAGTTCCACAAAAGAAGAATATTGAGCGAATGGGATAAAGAATGGCGGTAAGGTCACAACGTAATAATAATCCTGGTAATATAAGGACTAATTCAACAGCATGGGAAGGAAAAGTCGGCGACGACGGCTCTTTCGTCACCTTTGCTACACCTGAACACGGTGTTCGTGCTATGACAAAAACTCTTTATACTTACCAAGAGAAGCATGGCAAAAGAACATTACGAGATATTATTGGTCGTTGGGCGCCACCTAATGAAAACAGTACAGCAACTTACATTAGTATTGTTTCTAAAGAAACTGGTATTAATCCAGATCAGCCTATAGATTTACGTAACAATCCAAAAACAACAGAGCGTGTAATCAATGCTATGATTAGAATGGAGGGCGGTAATAGTGCTGTAAACTATTTTAAACCTCATGTTTCAAATGGTATAAAGATGGCAAATGGTGAAGTTAGCACACCAACCTCTAAATTAGGAAATAACACATTACCTGGATTAGGTAACCCTGATATATTATCGGAAATCGCACCTGAACTTCCAGAAGGAGTGGGTACTGATAGTCAAACAAGTACCGCTGGACCTACATCAAGAGGTGGTCGTAGAGGATCTGATATCCAAACAAGTACCGCTGGACCTACATCAAGAGGTGGTCGTAGAGGATCTACAGATAACGTATCAACATTTAATTCTACTACATTTGAAAATATGACATCAGTTTTGAATTGGTTAGAAGATGAAGACCAATTTTGGGAAAATGAGTTAGATTTTTATGAAAACTATAGTTATGATTTAGAATTTCTTGTAGTTCCAGTTGGTGAGTCAGAAAGTTTTTTAAATTTTAAATCAGTATCATTCGAACAAATAATTAATAATCAGTGGCCAGCAGAGAATTCTAACTATGTTACTATTGCTAAAACTGGGTTAACAACAGAATTTACAGTAGATAATCTACAAATAAGATCAATGGGAACAGGGTCAGGTGATGTAAACAAAATGGTAGGTACTGGTGTATCACTTTCATTTGACTTAAGACAAGTTGGTAATACTAGTATAAATGACACACTTATAGGTATCGTAATGCTTATGGGCTATGCATCTATTGCGGATGCTACATATTATATGAAAATTAATTTTAATGGTTACAATTTAGATGATCCAACTGACGCCCCACAATTACCAACTACAAAAGTTATACCATTCAAACTTAACAAGTTAAAAGATATCACAACTACAACTAACGAAACTGGAACTATTATAACCTTAGAAGGTACAATAATTCAACAAATGGCAACTTTGGCAAATGTTAATATAACAGAGTATCCATTCGAATTTACGATCAAAGACACACTTGAAGAAACTATCAATAGTTTTATAGATGATTTGAATGATGTTGTTAGTTCTCCAGAAAATACATCATATACCGCTGAACAGTTAAGATTTTTAACTGAATATGAAGTAAGATTTGATTCATCTATGGACAGATTTAAATCAAGTTCAATGATATCGAGTACAAATGTTAATACAAGTGCAGGTAATAATACTGTTTCAAAAAGAACTAACTCTATTAATAGCGGTGAGACAGTTGGTAATATAACCCCTGGGTTGAGTGTCATTGACGTTCTACATGACATATGTATTCAATCTGCTGAAATTAAAAAAGAGATATTGGTTGAATCTGAAACATTTAATAATGTTATACGAATTGAACCGGATGTTATACCTAAACCCGGCGGGTATAATGTTATAACAGGTGAAACAGGTTCTACTGTAATCTATAACATTATTATGAAACGTGAATTTATAGACCAAAATGCTGCTAACCAATTGTCTAAAATGCAGGAAGTTAGGAAAACTCTAGATGAGATATTTGGCACTGGTAGATGTAGAAAAGTTTATTATTATCACTACACTGGCTTGAACGATCAGATTTTAGATTTGACTGTTTCATTAGATAGACAACTAATAAAAACATATAATACACCCAAAGATTCATTTACAGCGTTTACTTTTTTGAAAGCAAATTCTAATTTGCATATTGCGTTAAGTGAAAAACAACAGCAAAAGGTGGACGAACTACAGCAACAAGCTAATGACATACAAAAATTAATAGACCAAAAAGACGGAGAAGCCGCAAAGTTACAAGAGGAAATTGCTGGTGAAAAATCTAAGTTATTGTCAATTATGGCAAGTCAAAAACGTTCTACGGTTGCCAATGCACCACCTGGTGCACGAGATGAATTTGAAAAGAGATTCCAAACTTTACAAGAAGCATTAGATAATGGAGACTCTGTATCTTTAGCAGCACTACAAAGAGAATTTCCAGAAGAATTTGCTGAATTAAAAAACAATGAAGGTTTTAACAGATTACAACAGTTAGACAAACAACTTAAAGAAATTAATAATCAAAGAAATACAGAGCAGGCAAATCAAAATAAAATAGACTCAAACATAAAAAGACGTTTTGAGGAACAATTAGGTATACAGTTAGGTGATGCACTCCAAGCACAGGCAGCTAAACAATCTGCTACACTTTCACAGTTTTCAAATGGTGGATTTATACTAGCAGAAGAGTTAGGTGATGATTTGATATCTAGTAAGATGGATAGTAAATCCTTTGGTGCGTTACTTGATACTTTGATTTTGAACCCTTTAATCTTTAAACGTGCTATTATTCCATCACTTATGGAGGAGAAGAAACCCAGAGTATTCAAAGTTCCAGATCAAGAAGAAATGGAACTAGCAAGACAGAAGTTTTATGAATCTTTAGATGGTGATACAAGTATGCATCAACTTAGTATGACTATTAAAGGCGATCCGTTTTGGTTGGAATATTATTTAACTAAAGAACAACAGAGAACGCATTTCGGTCAAAACAATACAAATGATAATAATAAAGGATTTTTTACTAATATAAATGGTAACAATTATTTTGTTCTTGTTGTGAATAAAGCAGATGGGGTCGATGAACATGATAACATTATGGTAGAAGAATTAGAAATATTCATATATCTAGTTCGTTCTACTATAAGTTCATTTAGTGGTGGAATGTTTACACAAACATTTGATGCTATAAGAATACCTGTACCTAGATTCTTTAAGGATATACCTAGACTGGAAGCAATAGACATAGAAGAAGAGTTGGATGCTTTCGGAGGATTTGGCGATACTTCTATAGGAGTTGATGGGGTTACAGGTGGAAATGGTATATTTGCTGTTGACGAAGATGGAAACATACAAGGTGCTGGAGGCAATGCAAACGTCGGTGGTGGTGATGGTAATGGTTTTGATTCTATAGCATTTCAGGAAGGGGTAGATACCGCGGTGTCAAATCCAACTGTTGGTAACCTTAGCGGCTTACTTAGTACATTAGGTGGAACAAATATCAACACAGAAGATGCACAATATCTTCTTAATTCAATGGTTGCTGAATTTGGAGAAGGTGTTGATGGATTACCCGATGATCCCGAATTGCGTTCTATATACACCGAACTTATGACAACTGCAGCAGGTTCAGCAGGAATTCCAATAACTGATTTAGGATTTACCGAATCAAACTCTACGCCAGAGTTAGATAGTATAACAGATAACACTGACAATGTAAAAAAAGTTGAAACTTTAACTGAAGAGTTAGAAACTGTAACAGAAGAACTAGATGTATTTGAATTAGACCCAGAAGTAGAAAAAGAAAGAATTAAAGAAAAAGAAAGATTAGAAGAAGAAAAACTAATCGAAGAAAACAACACTTCTCCGTTTGTTTTAGATACTGTGACAGTTCTGACTAATCCAGAAACAGGTGAAACGGAAACAAGAGTGCAAGTCAAACCTTCATTGATAGATCAACCTGTTATTATACCTAAACCTCCTGGTGCGTTACCTTCGCCTGCTATAGACAATGGAGACGGTACAATAACAGTACCAATTACAACAGCAACTGGTGATATAATAACAGTTAGTGAAGAAGTTTCTAAAGAGCTAAGAGCTGCAAATGATATATGGGCTGATGTAAGAAAAGCTATAGAAAACTTACCTCGTAAAGAAGTACAGGAAACTTTTGATTTTGGAGATGGAAATGTAGAAACGTTTACTGAATTGTATCTAGTTTGGGATGAATTTCCAGATATACCATATACAGACGCAAACGGTAATACACAAGTATTAACAGCAGAAGATTTAGGAATAACTTCATTTTCTGATAATCATGGTCTAACACCAGCTGTAATGAACAATTTTATAAGTCGTATAGGAAATATATTTCCGAACATAACAACAGCGAGAAGAAAACAATTAGATCCTGAAAATGCAGGTGGGCCATTGAGAACAGAGATAGGCTCACTTGACGTATTTACACCAATAGAAGAGGCTGAATGATATGAGTTTACAGAATGAAAATACAAACAACTTTGCTAAAAGTGTAAAAAGAGAGAGAAAACGTGGTGAGAACCCGGCTCTTAATGCTGTTAGTAGTGGTATATATCATGCTATAACTGTTGGTGGCAAGCCTGATCCCGAGGGACGTGGTAGAGTCGCAGCTTATATTCCTAAATTAGGAGGTGATCCTGATAACCCGTTATTTTTTCAGTATGCTTCGCCATTTGCTGGAGCTAATGCTAACGGTTCATATGGTTTCTTTTCTACGCCGCCCGATGCTGGTGTAACTATTATGGTATTCTTTGCTGACGATGGTGAACTAAGTGAAGGTTATTACTTTGCTGTGGCGCAAGAAGTACCTGACGTTGCTGCTGGTGGTGCAGCTGGCAAAGCAAAAGCTGACGGTACCGGTCAGGGTGAAGGAAGTTTTAAAAATCAACCTGCTGCTAAATCGAACCACATTGAATTATCTAAAGCACAAGGTAAAGATACTACTGTAATAGATAAGAAGATGGACTCTGACTCCAGAGCGGCAAGACGTAATGTAGGTACAGATTCAAAAGATATTGGTCTTTCTGATAAGCTAGATGGAAAAGACGGATTATTTCGTGTTAAAGAAGGAAAAGAAAAACCAGAAGACGAGGTTACTACTGGTAGAAATCAAAAGAATACTTCTAACAATAAGAACACAAAAACAAAGAGAAACGAAGAAGCAGAAAATCATCCAAGAAATATAAACACTGCTACTCAAGGTATATATGCTGATTCAATAAGAGGTCAAACTACAGCGAGTCCAACTCGTAACGCAAGTTATAAAGAACCTAAACCAAACTCTGTGTATGGTTGGAAAACACCTGGTTCAAATGCTATTACTATTGATGACGGTAGTGTAGGTGATGACGGTTTTGTACATCCAAATCAGATTAGAATACAAACAGGCAGCGGCGCAAGTGTCATCTTAGATGGTACAAACGATATGATTTATATGATTAATTCCACTGGTTCAGGTTGGGTTGAAATTGGCGCCGCAGGTGAAGTAATGGTATATGGGCAAGGCTCTATATCTATGAGAGCAGAAAAAGATTTCAACTTACGTGCTGACCAAAATATAAACATTGAAGCAGGAAATAATATTAACATGAAAGCAGGCAATGATTATCACATTAATGCTGATGACCAGTTTCATGTAAAAAGCGGTGGAACACAATTCTTCACTAGTGGTGGTGCAAATCATACAAATGTAAAAACAAATATGTATGTCACAACAGGTGGTATCTTACATTTGAATGGTCCAAAAGCAGCAATATCTCCTGGTATATCTACTGTATCACATGCTGATATTCAAAACTTAGAAACAACAAAAATAGACGAATCTGTATTATCTACAATGGTATCACATGAACCTATGCTTAGAAAGAAACCTGCTCCTGCTAATACCAGTAGTTCGAGTGATGGTGGTTCGACGGTAAACTCTGGTAGCATCCCTCCAGTAAAAGAAGATCCACTAAGTAAAATTAGAAATGATGAATCTGAACCGCCAGCAGAGCAACTTACTACTGATACATCTATAGAAGAGCAAACAGGTAACGGTTCTGGTTCTGTTAAATATATCAGTGGTTTCTCCAATCAAACAAGAAACAAACCAATTCAAAATAGACTGTTTAGTATACTAGAAAGAGCAGCAGAATCTGCAGGTGTCGATGTTGATATTTTCTCTGGAGGACAAGATCCAAAAGGCACGCCAGGTGGACGTAGAACTGGTAGTATAAGACATGATAATGGCTTTGCTGCTGATGTTTGGATTTATAGTAATGGTAAAAAACTAAGTTGTACTAGTAACTCTGATTTGCCTATTATGAAAAAATTCTGCCAAGCATGTTTCAGTGCAGGAGCAACAAGTATTGGTGTAGGTCCAGGTTATATGGGTAATGTAGGTATTCATGTTGATATCGCTCCATCATCGCCAGCAGCAATTTGGGGATCATCACATACTTCAGCAACAGCGCCAAGTTGGTTAAGACAAATAAGGACAGCGTAATATGATTTATGATAAACGAAAAGGATCATTGTTAAATTACATTCAGCTTCCGTTGAATGTTATAACACCTTACGGTACATATCTAGGTACTGGTTATGATATCAATGAACAACCTTCGTATACACTTTCGTATACACGTGTTAAAACATTCCCAGCAAATGAACTAGTATTCAGTAACATGAGCAAAGATGCTATTGTTAACGATGTTATACCTTCACTTGAAATAAGAAATGGTATGATAGGTTACAATTATGAAATACCTGATGTTGAATTTAAGTATGGATATATCACAGTTGCTTCACAGCGTGTAGACATTTCAGAACAAAAAGTAACAATTGATGCCGCAAAATTTATATTAGAAAAACAATTACGTGCTATTGGAAATGTACTTGAAAAGTTCGTAACACAACCGTTAGGTCAACCGCAATTCGATGCTTTGATACATTACTTCTACTACGAGGGGGTTGACAAAATAGAAAATCACAATATTATAAAATTAATCAATAGAGAGAAGTGGTTTGAAATAACAGATGAAATACAAACAAACATAAAAAGAGGCGACAAAACGGATGAACGTCTTGCCGCCCTAAGGATTGAAACTGCTAAAATGTGGAGTTATGTTCCTGGATTTTAATCAGTCGGTCTTTCGTCAATAACCTTATCTGCTAGTCCATAAGCTACTGCTTCATGTGCGCTCATAAAGTTATCACGTTCCATATCAGCTAATATTTGTTGGTATTGTTTATGTGTGCTGTTATGTTTGACATAGATTTCAGTTAAACTTTGTTTCATTTTCAGAATTTCTCTAACTTGAATTTCCATGTCAGTCGCTTGACCACCTGCACCACCGCTCGGTTGATGGATCATATGTCTTGCGTGTGGTAAAATATATCTTTTACCAGCAGCACCAGCTTGTGCTAGTAACGATCCCATAGAACATGCTTGCCCCATAACAGTAGTTGACACATCTGGTTTGACAAACTGCATAGTGTCATAGATCGCCATTCCCGCAGTTACTACGCCACCGGGAGAGTTGATGTAAAAATGTATATCCTTATCTGGGTTTTCACTTTCTAAGAATAGCATTTGTGCGCATAGTAAATCTGCTTGGTAATCATTAACTTCGCCTGTCAAAAAAATGACACGTTCTTTTAACAATCGGGAAAAGATATCATAACTGCGTTCACCGTTCGCAGTTTGGTCAACGACCATTGGTACAAGATTGGGCATTAAAAAGTCCTTGAGTTTGGTTTTACCATACTTTTAAAAGTATCTAGTTCTTGGTTAAGTTCTGCTATTCTTTTATATGCTGTTTGTAGCTGACCCTGTAATGTGAATACTTCATTTTCAAGAATTTTGATCTTTTCAGATGATGTATCCTCAAAAGGTTCCCAAAGAACATTACTACTAACCTCAACTCCATACTTGTCGAAGTTTATTAGATTAGATTCGAATTCTTCCAATGATATTGACGGGTAATCGTCATAGTCAAATTCGTACTGTACATCTACTTCATAGTTTGAATAGTCTAGTTCTTCTAAAAATTCTAGTTCAAGTTGTTTATGATGCATGTTCATCTCCTTCACGATGATATATTTAGTCTATACTAAAAAACTTTTGTTGTCAATATCTTTTTTCAAAAAGTTCGTAGTTTATATGCAGATAAATACTCTTAATCAAAAATAGAGAGAAAACTATGGCAATTAGATTCACAGGATTTAGTACAAAAAATAAAAAGGCAATCAACCACCGTCTTTTTGATAAAGACTTGGTGATCGAAGACTTAATGAATCATATTATGACTCGTAAGGGTGAACGTGTGATGATGCCTACTTATGGAAGTATTGTACATGATATGATTTTTGAACCATTAACACCAGATGTTAAGGGTATAATAAGACAAGATTTGACTGAAATTATAAATGAAGATCCTAGAGTGAATTTAGAAAGTATTATCATAGATGAATCAGAACATACATTAAACATTCAAATACTTGTTTCAATCATTCCAACAAGTGAAAAAGTTGAATTAACAGTTAATTTAGAAAGAGAATAATATGGGTCAGGAAAGAGTTGACAATTTATTTGCGGGCGAGAGTTGGAGTGCTGTTTATACAGCATTTACAAACATTAGTTTAAAAGCATATGACTTTGATACTATCAGAGAAGCATTACTATTATATGTACAGGAAACATATCCTGACAAATATAATGACTACATTGCTAGTTCAGAATTTATTGCTATCTTAGATATTGTTGCGTATTTAGGACATTCACTATCATTTAGACTTGATATGAATACCCGTGAAAACTTCTTAGATTTAGCAGAACGCCGTGAGTCTGTACTAAGACTAGCAAAAAATCTTGGCTATATTAAAACAAGACCTATCAATGCTCGTGGTTATATGAAAATCACAAGTGTTACTACATCACAAGATGTTACTGATAATGAAGGGAATTCTCTTGCTAATACTACTGTTAACTGGAATGATGCTAATGACGTTAACTGGTATGAAAACTTTATTACAATTTTAGACGCTTCTTTCACAAAGAATTCAAAAATTCAAGACCCTATTGCGAATATGACAGCGTTTGGTATAGAGAATAGTCTATACGAAATTAATGAAAACAGAATAGCTAAGAGTATTACTTACCCATTCTCAGCAAATGTAGCAGGTGCGAGTAGAAGATTTGAATCCGTACGTGCTGAATTTGACGGAGACAACGTAATAGAAGCAGAACCTATTCCTACTAAAAACTTTACAATTGTTAATAGAGATGACAATCTTGGTCCAGCTTCTGATAGAACAGGTTTCTTTATCTTCACAAAACTAGGCGAACTTGCTTTTGAAAATTTAAGTTATACAAAAAGACTATCTAATCGTGTTCAGATTTTAAACGATACGAATATTAGTAACTCAGATGTTTGGATTCAAAGATTAGATAATGAAAATAATTATGTTTCTAGTGTATCTGTTGTAGATAATGACAGTAGAGAAACAGCAATTTATAATTCTCTAAGAAACGGAAATGGTGATCTAGCTAGTGTCACAACTAACATAGATAACTCTATTCAAATCAACTGGCCTGACGGCATCTTTGGTAATGCTCCTTTTGGTAACTATCGTGTTTGGTATCGTAAAACAGACAATGAAAACTTTACTGTAAACGGAAATGATGTACCCGAAGCAAGTGTTACTATCCCGTATATTGGAGCAGATGGTAGAAATTATGCACTTACAGTTACGCTAACAACTACAAGAGATTTCTCCGAAAACTATGCCGGCGAAACTTTTGAAAGTGTAAGACGTATTGCTCCACGTGCTTATTATTCACAAGACAGAATGGTAAACGCACAAGACTATAATATTTTCCCACTAACACTTGGTACAAATGTTGTAGAAAAAGCAAAAGCAATTAACACAAGTTTTGCAGGTAATTCACGTTTCTTTGAAATGGATGATCCAACAGGACATCATTCAAATGTTTCTGTAACTGGTACAGATGGATCAGTTTATATTGATGATGATATCATTACAATGAACTTACCGTTCAACAGAGCAAACGGTAACAGTGATGACTTTATTCGTAATGTCATGTCAGAAGTTATCAAACATCCTAGTTTGATTAATCTTTACTTTTACAATTATATGTTTAATGTTGATAGTGTTATCACAACACCTAAATTAAACTTTAACGTAAGTCCAACAAATAAAAAAGTTATCGAAGTAATATCAACTGATACTGAATCTCAGACTGTATTGTATCCTGGAGATCATATTCTTACAGTTGGTACTGAAGAACTAGAAGAAACTTGGACAACAATATATGGAACTACAGTTTCAGAAACTGGTGATAGTATTGACACATTTATTATTAATGATATTATCCCAGAAATGTCTGGTAGTATATCTAAAGTTGTACGTGGTTACAGAACACGCTTTGAAGATATTGAAATTCAGAATATCAAACAAGAAAAAATTGAAGACTTATCAGTTGACTCTTTCAAAATTAAATACATCCCAGAACCAGATACAAATAAATGGGCATGGTATGTACATGATGATGTTACAGAACCTGAATTAATTGATGGTGAAGATGTTTTTATAACATTCACATATAAAGCAGGCGCAAGACAGAATGAAGCAGAGTATGTTGCTAAGTTTACAGGTAAGAAAGTTGTATTTGAGAGTGAAGACCAAGTTAAGTTCTTCTATAGTAACAACAAGTTTATTGTTGACAACGAAACTAATCTAATAGAACGTGACATTATACTTTTTAACTATTATAATACTATAACATCTGGTGGTCAAGCACAAACTACCGGCGAAGATATGATAGTTAATATCGGTACAGCACCAGTGACAAATGTTGTAGATAATAATGGAACTATAACATTCGACGGCGTATACAAAAATACAGGCGCTGAATTGACAAATGACTTTGTTGAAAATATGAATTGTTATAACCCAACATCTACACGACATGTATTAGTGTCACCTGTGGGCCTTGAATATCCAGTAACACCTACGTCACCAAGCAGTACTACAGTTATAGGTAACTCGCCATCTTACACGGTTTCTTATGAGTTAGACAATGCTTCTGAAATAGTTGGAACAGTTATTGATACCGGAGAGAATCCTGCTGTAGAAACTACAAATGAATATGTTTATTCTATAAATCCAGCAGTAATAAGTGAAGAAATCGATTCATGTACATCTGCCAAAAGTTATACAACAACATATAATGAAGTACAACTAACAGATAACTCTTTCAAAGGTAAAGTTAGTACACAGTATTTCAATCAAGCACAATCATCTAATAATTTTGTTTGGATTGATGAAAACCATCTACCAACAGGTGAAACATTAGACACCGCAGTTGCTCCAATGGTTGGTGTACAAACCGAATACTTCATTCAAAACAACGGTGGCGTATATACATTTACATTCCCAGATATGGTACAAGATGGTTGGACCATCGACAACCTAGACGGTGATATTAGATGGAAACAGTTTGCTTATGGAGAAGCAAACTTTTCTAGTACACAATCAATAACTGCAGATAACATCATCATTAAAGATCCTAGCGGTACTATTATAGACAATGCTCATACCGAATTTAGAAAAAATGGTAACGATCATAAAATTATATTCTGGACTATTAATCCAGGTATCGGATCAGTGCTAGATATATTCATAGCAGGTTCTGGTGATGCTGATTTAACAACATTCACGGTGCGTGTCGAAAGAACAGTTGAAGAAGTTTCTACAATACAAACAGCAGTTGAGACATATGATGAGATTGAAAGCTATATCTACGATGAGTTCATAACAAATGAAGGTTATGTGGACTATCATAAAGTAAAACTATATGCTTCTGACACATCACGTGATCCTCATGGTGTTCTACAAGTATTTGTTAACGTTGATAGTAGTAATTCTTTAAGTGACATAGGTGATGTTTCTATACTAGAATTTACACATATTGTACTTGAAACATATATGGTCGATGGTAAAACATATGAAAGAGTTTCTGATTCTGTAATAGCATATGATGAAAATACAAATGATGAAATACCAAAAACAGCACTAATACGTTTCTTAATTGAACCAACAGCTACAGACTTAGAAGATGGTATTTGGCAGAAGCGTGTCGCAGGTGTTTGGACAACAAACTTTGATTATGTTGATATCGCACCTGGTAAAATTGAATATGATGGTGTCAAGTACAGAGTAGTTAACGGTCGTTCATATGTAGAAGACAAATTTATGAGCTTCAGATGGGATCATTTTGCTGACGAAGACAAGAGAATTGATCCAAGTACAAGTAACATTGTTGATATCTATGTTCTTTCTGCTGACTATGTTCGCAGAGTAAATACTTGGATTTCTAACGGCTTTAGTGAAGTTATACCACAAGCACCAAACAATTACGAACTAAGAAAAATGATGGAATCAATTGAACCTAAAGCAATGATTTCTGATCACATATCTTACATACCAGTTAAATTTAAATATCTGTTTGGTAAGTACGCACATCCAGAAAATCAAGCTGTATTCAAAGTAGTTAAGAAACCTGAAACTGCGTTCACAGATAGTGAAATCAAAACAGCAGTTTCAGCAGCAGTTAACGAATTCTTTGATATTGACAACTGGGACTTTGGTGAAACATTCTACTACTCAGAATTAGCTTCTTATATTCATAATAAGCTACCAAATCATATCAGTTCAGTTGTTATCACTCCTAAATACGAAACTACACAGTTTACAAACTTACTAAGTATTAGTAGTGAACCAACAGAAATATTCTTAAGCGTCACAACATCAGAAGACGTAAAAATCATTTCAAATATCGTATCAGACGAACTAGTAGGTGAATAATAATGGCGAATAAAATATATGACCTTTTACCGGTACATTTAAGAAATAAAGAACTGCAGACTATGTTCGACAGTACTTTAGACAGGGCATTTTCTAAAGGACAAGTTGATAAAGTAAGAGCGTTTATTGGTAGAAAAGAAAAAGGTATCTATAAAGAAGACGATGCTTATGTTTCTTTCCCTGAACATCTTTTTCAACGAGACAACTATGGACTAGAACCTGTTTTCTCTAATGTAGACATTGGTGACAATATATTTTATGATGACTTACTAAACTCACTTTATAATAAAGGTGCGTTAATTAATGACCATAGAAGACTATTCAAGTCTGACACTTACACTGTAAACTTACCTATAGATAATGATAAGTTCATAAACTGGGAACTATACTATTGGGTTAAACCAGGCTTCACTACAGATTTCGCACTATATTCATTCTATCAGGATATTGATGGTGTTTATTGGAGAAGAGAACTACCTGCTATAATCAGAGATGAACCGGGCACGGGGCTACTTGATGCTAACGCAAAGCCTATTGATACGTATGGGTCAACTGGTGATTATGCGGTTGTAATATCTAATAATGAAATCGTATATTGGGTAAGATTAGAAAACGAATGGGTTGTTCTAGGTTCTCCAGACTGGCATAAAAACTGGCCTGTCGCAACATCAACTCAAAATCCATCATTACCTGACGGTAATGTTAAATTTACATTGGGTAATAAAGCAACAGCTAGAATTTCAAATTTAACACAAACATCTCCGGTCAGATTGCATGTTCACAATGATGATACGCATATACATGATGACCATATTATTTTAGATGGAAATAAAATAAAACTGACATTAGCACGTGGGCTAACACAACTTAATGACCAAATGTTTTATGTAAAAGAAATTTCTAAAGATGTTTATGAATTATATAATGATCCAGCAATGTCATCTCCTGTTGATGGTACGGCATTTAGTGCTTATGAAGATGGCGGTATTGTAGAGAGACAGGACGAACTAGAATTCTCTACAGTTGATGGTCTTGGAAATTCAAAATATGCTAACCTACAAGAGTTTGTAGATGAATTAAATCTACTAGGTGCTTCTATTGGAATATCAGCAACACTAGACGATGGATATGTCAATATATTTAATGATGGTTCCATCAACTCAGTTGTAAATCTGACAGGTTTTTCTAACTTGGGAATAGAAGATGGAAAATATAGAGCTAGGGATTTCTCACAAGGAGCTGATAGACCTAAAAATCCATTAGTAGGTGATACATTTGTTGACACAGACGAATTACGTGTTACACTTAATATAGGAAATAATACATATCAGTTAACAGATAAAGTATTTGATCCATATAATGTAGAAGTTAACCCATATGCTTTACGTTTTGTAAAACCAGATGAAGGTATACTACATGTAATTGAATACAAAACAAACTCAGAATTTACAACTCCGGATTGGGAACAGTATCTATTATTAGAAAATATTTTTATTCTTGGTAATTCAGAAGACATACATTATATTACTATAGATAAAGATACTGACTACTCCACGATTACTAACTGGTGGAGTGATAGAAACTCATGGTATCATTATGATGATATTAGAAAATATATCACAAGTCAAAATAAAAACTTTATTGAACAAGCAAAAAGACCGATCATTGAATTTGATAAGAGACTAGAACTTAGTGATGAAAGTGCTACAGCAACAGATTTTGCTGTGCCTACATTTAGACTTTATAATGATGAAGAACAGTATCAATCAGATTATAAAATTTTTCATTATGTAGAAGATGACGATGTTTTACAAGATCCATTTCTTGGAATCAAAGCAAAACTACAAGCAGGTGATTATGTAAGTGAATTCTTATTTAACATTGATATGCCAATTAATATGTCATATAAAATTGACGAAACATATCAACCTCTTTATATTCTTTCTGAGTTCGATTATAGAAACTTAAGACATGAGTATGGTTTCGGAACACATGAAAAATTAGAGTTATTACAAGAACCTAAAAACTTTTATACCATTGACGTTTATCTGGAAGGTATAAAACAAATAGGAAATTATACCTACAACGATAACGTCATTACATTCAATAAGCCAGTAGAAGGCTATGTGTACGTTGACTTCACAACACGTGAAAACGTTATCGTTGACGGTGATGGAACTTGGCAGCGTATCGATCCATCTATTGAATTTAATCCAGATAATTTAGACCATAACAATGTTGAAATGTCATTCTCAACAGTGTACGAACACTTGTTAAGAATTGTTGAGACAACAGAAGGCATTGAAGGTAACCCTAACGCTTCAAACACTTATAGAAAAATAGGTGATAATACAGACAAGTTAAGATTTAACAAGTTTGGTAGTGTTATGGTTAAGAATTCTATTGATATCACTAAAGCATATTTTTCAATCACACGTGATGACTATGATCCTTTCGCATCATTAGAATATATTTCATTAGCGTATGGCGGTTATAAAAACAAACTTGTAACGAACATTAGAGAAATTCTTAATGATCCAGACTCTGATTCTAAAACAGATGAAATAATTTTAGAACAAGCAATAGCAGAGATTGCGTTAGCGAAACGTGAAAGTATCAATGTGTTTGGCGGAAGCGATATGATTAATATCGGTGATACACCAAATCACTACATTACAGCTAATGTATCTCCAGTATCAGTTGGATCTAAAATTCAGTTTATTCCAGATAGTATCGCAACTGAAGTGGTTTACGATGAAAATATCAGCGTATTCATTAACGGTGTACTTGAGAAAAACTATACAGTTCTAAACGGCGTTGAAATAAGTTTTGAACGTGAAATGACAGCAGATGATGAAATCGAAGTAAGATATTATAAACTTATTAAAGAATCATTTATTCCTCCAAGTGCTACTAAGTTAGGTATACATACGTTGTATGATCCTAGATTCGAAGAAGATACAGAGTTTGAAACCGCTACAACATTCTTAGTTGGGCACGATGGTTCTAAAATGCCTATATGGGGTGACAGAACAGATAGTATCATGCTTATGTTTGAAAAGTTAATCTATAATCGTATAGACAAAACTACAGATAATCTAACAATGAAAAATATCAAGTATGGTATTTACCGTGATGCTACTATTGAGTATTCATTTAATGAGAAAAAATATACAATGTTCCCATTCTTTAAAAAGTGGATGGTAAGAAATAGTATTGACAATATTTTTAATACTGATTTTGATCCTGATAACTGGAAGACTTGGAACTATAGAGGTGTAAACGATAATACTCCGGGTAATTGGCGTGGATTGATGCATTATGTTTACAGAACTGAAAATCCATTAAAAGAACCTTGGGTAACAGTAGGCTTTAGTAGACCTCCTGAGGGGTTTGAGCTAGATGAACAGCGTTATACTACATATGAATTCTGGTCGAAGCTAAAAACAGATTACAATGCTTACTGGCCAATTCCACTAGACACTGATAATAATCTGTTAACAGTAGAAGAACTATTCTTTGGATCACAAATATCAACAGATGACATTCAATTCTTAGACCAAGACTGGGAGTTCGGTGACGGATCTCCTATCGAAATGGCTTGGAGACGTAGTAGTGAATTCCCATTCATTGAATTCTTATGTTCAATGATTATGAAACCGTTTGAAGTTATTGATAACTGGTCAGATGAACTTGATGCTATTATTTCTATCTATCATAAGCGTGAAAGTTCAGATGTTACAGAAATTAGAAGACAAAAAGATAGTTATCAGTTTAAGCTAGGTAGTAAGTTAGGTGGCTTTGTTAACAACTTTAAACTATCAAGTGAAAATAGTTCGTTAGCTAACAGTCAATATACTGAAATTCCAACAGATAATTATGATTTGTTCATTCACACAGGTGAGCCTAATCGCAGTGAGAGTTTCAGTGCTATCGTACTAGAAAAAGTTTCACTTGACGATAAGCATCCTACATATTCGATAAACAACGTATCTGATTACACTCAAGGAACTGTTATCTTTAATCCTTCTGATGAAAAATATTATAGAAGAAAAGTTGAAACTCCAACAGAACGTGAAACTGCTGGAACTATAAACTTTGACTATACTGCTTGGACATTAATATCACAGCCTAAGATTAGAAACTTTGGTTACAGAATTTATGGATATGATGATTTTAATCCTACATTCTTTGCTATGGATTGGGATAGAACTAGCGGTGAAAAAGATTGGGCAACAAGAGGCGACGAAGCAACACTAAACGTTTGGACGCCGGGTACTTTCTATAAGAATGACACATATGTTATGTATGAAGGTAGCCCATATATTTCTTTGTCTGATCACACAGCGTCTAGTTTATTCAACGATGATTTACAAGACAACTGGAAATTACTAAAAGAGTGGCCACGTGTTAATCAAATCAGAGCAAATGGTTATAAGAAGACTCTACAAGACCAAATCAAATCCTATAACTACGGTGACGTTCTTTATAGTTTAGACGAAGTGGCTCACTTAATTATTGGTTACCAAGATTACTTAAGAGCAGTTGGATGGGACTTTACTGATATAAACAGTGAGGGTGAAAACATAGACTTTGAAAGTTTACTAATCAAGTTCTTAGATTGGTCTGCTGAAAAACATGATATAGGAGAGTTTATAACTCTAACTCCTATCCTGCTATCGGGTAGATTCTCTACACCATATGGTGTTGCTACAGTTCAGAAAGAAACAAATAAAAACTTCTACAGAGTAGTAGATTCATCAGGTAGACAAATACCAAACACAGCAATCAAATTCTATTCAGAAGGTGATGCTATTACATGGGAATCAACGATACCTGTATACGGAATGAAGATTGATATCACTGATGTAGAACATGCTTATGTGATTGATAGAGTAGATTCATATGGTGACGTAATTTATGATCCACTACACCATAATAGAAATCTAAGAATGATTATTGACTGTAATAGAACTAGTGATTGGGACGGCACACTAAGTGCTGATGGTTACATTATGTATGATAACGTGATGATACCTAACTTAGAAACAATGGTAGCTGATACAAAATATCACAGAGATACTATTGTAGATCAGTCACTTAAGAATGTCAATATCTTAAAAGCAAATCAAATAGGTTACACAAAACGTCTATATCTAAACAATCACCTTATGGAAAGAGAGTCACAACTAGAATTCTACAAAGGCTTCCTAGCAGGTAAAGGCACAGACTCAAGTGTAAACAGAATTGTAAACAAAAATTCTAACTTTAAAGATATCAAACACGAAGACATGTGGGCATTTAAGTTAGGAGAGTATGGTAACTTTAACAAAGATATTTCATCATCAAAACGTATTGATACAAAATTAATCTTTAGTGATCCATACTCGGTTGAATATACTGGTGAAACACCATTCAAATACAGAGAGACAGCAAGAACTACACCTATAAAAACAACAGGATATGTTGATTCTAAGGATGTTAATTACATTGTTAGAAATGCTGCTGTACTTGAAACTACAGTTAGTGATAGTTACTATGAAGGTGACTTAGCATGGATTCAGTTCGATAGTGAACGTGATTGGGATGTTCGCAGACTAAGTGAAATTGCTGAAATATCATACGTTGGAGAAACAAGTGATAGTCAATTATATGTGGCATTAACAAATCAGGTGGATATCGCAGATACAGTTTACTTAAAAATTACAAATGATGACATTGATCCAGAAATTAATGGATACTATTATCTAGTCAATGATGGAACAGAAGCATTCGATGATGTTACAGTTCACAAGTATCTTGTTTTTGATACAGACTATGAACCGGTAACAGTTGAGATTGATAGCACAACAACAAATTCTATATATGTACCGACATCGCAAAACATTGGTGTTGAAGCAATCGGTTCTAACAGTAATCCAATACTAATCGATGGTGAAACTCTTGTAATTGATGGTACAAGTTTTGTGTACGAAGAAGGAACAGGTGGTTCTAGTTCTGGTATTATCATAGGTGGCACAACAGCAACACCTGATCCAATTGTATCAGAGGGTGAACAGATAAGATTAGTTGTTTATGATGATGCAGGTTTGATTAGAAACGCAAATACAGTTGTGACATTTGGTGGAAACAATATCGAAGCTGTAAACAGTATTACATCAAATCAGGGAGATGTATTCTCTATCAATGGCACTAATATTACAGTTGACTTTAGTTCAACACAAAACATAGAAGCTATATCTAGTATAACAACATCTACGAGTATTGCTACTGGTACACAGTTGGGAATTAACCTAGATGGTGATGTAACAACACATGTTATCGAAGATATTGTTGTTGATGGTTCTGTAAATCCTGTGATATCAGAAACTAAATCAATTCAAATCAATGGAACAAATATTCAGTTTACAGTTCCTTCGATTACTGGATCTGATACAACAGAACAACAAACAAACGTATCAACTCCTGTGACAAGTCTGACTTTAAGCACTGATATGACAAATTTCTTACCAGGAGCTATAACAGTTGATAATGGAGTTGATGCTCCGTTTACTACAACTGCGTATACGTACTCTAATGGTGTTATAACATTTACTAGTCCAATACAAGATGGGCAAGTTGATGATGACGGAGATCCACTAACACCAGATGTTGACCAAGACGGTTTAGTATCATTTATAATTAATTTAGAAGCCCAACCGGTATCTCAACCTCCAAGTCTACAAGAAATAATTGATACAATCAATAATGGAACAGTTGATGTTGTGGCTTCAAACAATGGCGGTGCGCTAAGATTAACATCTTCACTGCCAGAATTAGAATTGAGAGGTGGTGTTCTACAAGATTTAGGAATTAGTACATCATCTGTATATTCAGATTCTAAGTTAAGTAATTTTGCTGCTGATGTTAATACAAAAACTAATGTTACATCTTACATTAATTCAAGTAATAGACTTGTAATCGCAGCAAATGGTTCACAAATGATTTTAAGTGGCAGCGGTTTCAACTCGTTTGGATTCCCAGGATCTACTTATAACTCTACTACAGAGCCTACATCTTCTAGTGTAGCACAACAGATAAACCAAGCTGGAATTTCAGGTGTCAGTGCTACAACTGTGTCTGGTAGATTAAAAATAGGATCATTGAATCCTACACTCACAGTAACAGAAGTAACTACTGGTGCTATGGGAAGATTAGGTTTCTTAAACACTACAGAAGTTTCAAGGTCATTAGATAATATCATTTCTGATATAAACTCAGTGCTATCTAATACAGATATGACAGCTACAGAAGTTGACAGAAGACTACTTATAAGCGGTAATGATAGTAGTGTATCTATAAGTAACCTGACAGGTAATCCGTTAGATGACTTTGGTATAGCAGCAGGTGAATATGTTAATACACAATCATTAAGTACATCGCTGATTGAATTTAGAGACCAAATAAATGATCAGTCTTCTATATATACAGCATCTATAACTTCAGATGGTAGATTTATTATATCTAGTTCTACACTTGCTATAAGTTTCAGCGGAACAAGTGAACTGCTACTTGAAAAATTAGGGTTGTATAGAGACTACACAAGTATTCAAAGTAACGCAAACTTTAAAGTTATGCGTTGGAAGTCGGTAAGATACACACCTGGATACAACGGTGATAACTTTGATAGCTTCTATGTAAATCTAGGACTAAACGATCAAACAACAATTTGGGCAGATGAACATAATGACAGAGGTTGGGCAGTACTTGACAGAAGTAATGTCGGAAACCTAACTGTTAAAAATAGAAAAGCACGTGAAGTAAATGTAGATTTAGTTAAACGAATGATTATACGTGATGGGACAGATTATATTCAACACCAATTATTTGATCCACTAAATCTAAAATTACCAGGAACAATTATGAAAGATATCGACTTTGTGGATTGGCAAGACCCTGCAAAGTATGATGAGTACTATTCACAAGACTTATGGTTAGATGAGCATCTTGGTGAGATTTGGTGGGATACTAATCTTGCTCGTTTCTATAGATATAATGATTATGGGGATGCTAACGGAAACATCGAAATTGATTATGTAAAAAGACATTGGGGCAAAGTAGTCGACGGTTCTCAAATTGTCATAAAACAATGGGTTGAAAATGAAGTTCTACCAGATGGTATTACATGGTTTAACCAAGAAATATATTGGGACGAAGCTAGACAGAAAGAAGTTACGAAGTATTACTATTGGACTGATTTAGGTACATTACCAAGATACAACAAAGAGTATAGCACAGATGAAATAAAAATGATTATTGAAACTGGCGATATCAAAGATAAGTTCATACCTATCGATGAAAATACTATTGTTGTTTCTAATAAAACACAAGCTAAAAACAGATGGTGGTGGGTTACAACACAATATAGTTCCGACGAAAATAAACAGTATCGTCACTCAGATTGGGAACTGTTGTCACGTGAATCAAAAGTAGCAATCATGCCTGAATACTTAAGTGATTTACAAAATAGTATTGCTGACAGTAAGATTGAAAATAGTGTTCACCTAACTGCTGGTATATATGATATTGATGATGAAGGCATTCTATTAGAAGTTGATTTCTTAACAGATTTAACTGAAGATGATATCGCAGTATCAGTTAATAATCATTTTATAGATTTAGAAGATTTCTCAATTGACGGAACTTCACTTAGAATTAATAACAACTATGATGTTATAGTTGGTGATGTTGTTAGAGTTTATCAAGTAGGAGCGATCACTAATAATTGGTTCTCAGATTTAGACTCGGCGAGAGACAACTTTAAATCTATAATCAACGACCACTTTAATAAAACTCTTATTGAAGCTAGATATCCATTCTATAAAGATTATGTGGAATTGGATCACTATATTTTTGAAGCAGTTAATTGGTATATAAACGAAGACTATAAGGATATTACTAGTTATGAATTCTTAAGCAGAACTAGAAATATTGATATGATAACAATGTTTGAAAATGGTACACGTAGTTTCAAAATTAAAAATGAAAATTACGAAGAGTATTACTTTGGTTTTGGTGAACCAAAAGAAATTAGATTAGTGAACAAAGTAAAAGGCGCACTAAGTCTAACATTTAACGACATAGAACTACCTGGTCAAACACTAGAAACAGGTGTTCCAAAATATTATGAAAACATTATTAAAGTTCAACTACATGAATTTATTAATATGATATATGAGTATTCTGATTTGTCATACATCAAAGAATTATTCTTTGGTATGTTAGATTATATGTATACTGAAAAAACATATCCAGACTGGTTGTTTAAAACAAGTTACATTGATGTTAATCTTTATAATAAACCACTAAGACAACACGCAATATATCAACGTGATTCATACAATGATACTATTGAATACTTAATGGAAGCTAAACCATATCATGTTAAGTTACGAGACATAAAGAGAATTTATGAACCAGAAGAGATTGTGGAAGCAGATGTTGACGCATTAAACTACATGAACTTACATATTGACTTTGGTAGAAATAGTAGATACAAAATTAATACATATGATGGTGGAATAGAAATGCACCCATCAGTTGAGCCAGAAGATTTCCCTGAAATGGAAGATGGTACATATGAACAAGGTGGTCTACTAAGACGTTTTTATCAAACAACAGCAGATGAAGGTGGATATGATACTGGACTAGTTGAGTCACGTATACTAGACTCTGCTATCATCAGACTTGATAATTTTACAGATGAAACAAGATTAACACTTGATAAAAAATCATTTATAGTGTATGATAATCTTGGTAGAGGTCATATGATGCATGTAGTCGAAACTGATAGTATCGATTCGTGGAATAATAACATTTTGACCGTCACCGATGAAACTAAATTTAGAAATGCTAAAGCAGAAAGTGTACAAATCATAGGTATAGAAGATCAAAATGGAAACATTGAATTCTTACATTATGACAGAAAAGAAGGCGCTGAACTTAGAATAAAAGACCGTGCGTTGTTTAATGGAATAGCTGTAAACGGGCTACAAGGAGATAAAATATATATTTTCTCATCTCCTGAGACTATGGTATTCTTGTTAGAAGAACCAGACAAAAGGTTATTATAGCATAATTTGTTAAAATGATAAATATATAGAATAAAAACTTTTTAAGAGAGACTAGAATGTTTAAAGATGATGTAAAGTCCCAAATCATAGGGACAATAAAAATTTATGACAAGGATAGTGGAAAAGTTCTTCTTCAAAAGAAGAATGCCATTCATCCTGGTAATATGGCATATGCTCTTGCTTCTGCCTTAGGCGGTCATCCAACAAGCGTTAATAGTAATGGTGCCCCACCCGTTGTTAATTGGTTAGCATTCGGTAACGGCGGCTCTAATTCAACAACTGCGCTTTCTTATCGTGCGCCAAGAGTATTTGGTACATACGATCAACTTCCTATAACTTCTAGTAACTCAACATTATATGCTAAAACATATGAACAAGAGACTGTAAATACAGTATTTCATGCTGGACAAGACATGGGAAATGGTGAAGTTGTTCCAGCGAATACAGCAAAGATACTATGTTCAGTTGAAATATCTCATACAGATTATGAGGCTGCTGTACAGGCAGTAGACCCTAATCTTTCTTTGCCTGTATCGGATAGTTCACCTGATATGGATAGTGTTAGAGCATTTACATTTGATGAGATTGGACTATTAAGTGGTGTTAAGAACGGCAATGAACTTGACGAAGACAAGACAATAATGCTGACACATGTAACATTCCATCCAGTTTTACTTTCAGCAAATAGAACGATAGTGATAGATTATACAATAACAATACAAGTAAACTAAGGAAGAGTGAATGTCGCCGCAAAGTTATCCGATTGTAAGTTACTTTAAAGCAAAAGATTATAACCAACTAGCTAACGATATTAACGAAGTCGTTGCGCTAGGATCAGGAGATGCTGGATACGGACAAGATCAATTGTTTGTGAATTTGATAACAAGTGGGACACGAATAAGTAGAAGACACTGGCTTAGATTATTTGATGCTATGAAGTTTGCAGCAGTTCATCAGGGAACTTTGTTAACTACTCCTACGACATTACTTAACGGTGACTTTAGAACTAAAGCTGAAGTTGTTGCTCATATGGCAAAGATTATGGATGACATAGAAGAGCTAAGAGCAAACAAACTAAATTATACTTTATCTAAAATGAGCATTCAAAGTAACCTAGTAAGTTCTATGAATGAATTTGTCGTATGCGAACCAGACCCCACAGATGAACAGTGGGGACAAGAAAATCAATGGTACGAATTTAGAGTTAATTTTGTTGACGCAGACTCAATGAGACACTTCTTTAATGCCGGCGGTGAAATTAGAATTGAATCAGAATTAGATCCTAACCTTCCTGATATACCTGAAGGTTATCACTTTGATACATCTGAAGGATGGCATAGACTATTGTTTGATATTGGGGTAGTGAAAATTCAACACAGCGAAACAGTATCAAGTAAGGGCGCAGGTACTCCTGGTTTAGGATATACCGGTCTTATTGGTAGCTATCAAAATGTTTACACAAAAAGAGCCAATTATATAGGTCTGCCTAATAACGCTTATGAAGTATGGGCGAAACTACATTCAGATCATCAAATTGATGTAGCAGTATATTTCTTAAATAATGAACATTTAAATACTTATGGTGGATACTGTGGTTATACAGGATACAGTGGTTATAGTGGTTATGGTGGCTACGGTGGATACAGTAACTATATAACAGGTCAAATCCAAGGTGTTCTTAGTATGAACGTTTCACAGCAAAGAGCAGACGACCCTCATCCATCACGCTTAGGTGTTATTTCACCTTCTCCAACATATCAAATTCTACACGATATGGAAGGCACTCTTTATAATCCAAATAGTCCTAATAATTAATAAATACTAATAGTAATATTAGGAGAGAGCTTTGCCACTACAAAGTACCGGACCTATTTCTATGTCCGACATCAGAACAGAATTTAGTACACGACTTCCGGAAGCTGCAAGGCCTTCTGCTACCGCAATTGCGTCTTCACAATTTTTAGCATCTATCGGTGATGTATTAGGAAAGAATACAGGTGATCCTGTGTCTTTTAGTGATTTTTACGGTTTATCTAATTATCAAATTATTCTTCCTACTAATTCATTTGAAGTATACACAACATATACTGCTACTATACCAATCGCAGATATTTTAAATGGCGCAGTTGATGAATATAGTAATAATCAAGACCCTTTGACAATCATATCTGTTTCTAACGCAGTTAATGGTACGGTTGTTCTTAGTGGTTCTAACATTGAATTTACAAGTACTGGTGGAGTTGGTGTAGCAGCAAGTTTTACATATACAGCTAGAAACTCATCTAATATTACAAAACAAGGCACTGTAACAATGAATGTTGTAGCGATACCGCCTATTATTGCTGTATCTGATACATATGATTTGAGACAAGCTGAAACTCTTTTACTAAGTTCTTCTGACCTAGTATCAAACGATATTGATGGACAGGGTTTATCACTAAGTGTATCATCTGTTCAAAATCCAACTAATGGTACATTAAGTTTAAATGGTACTACTATTGAGTTTGTTTCGACAGGGCTTTCTGGTCAACCAGCCGGATTTCAATACACTGTTACTAATGGAACAGAAACACAAACAGGAAATGTTTATATAAACATTACCCCTCTACCGGAACAAGAGTCTTATATCTATAGGGATTCCGGTGATGCTACTGCTGCTACACAAACACTTGTTCCACCAACACAACAAGACATTTTCAACAGTTGGGACAGATTTGATGGAGGAAATTATTATCCTGGCGGTACAACTCCTGGAGGGCAAGCTGCTGATTGGTATTATGATACTAATACTGAAAGTTTTGTTCAACCTACAAATACTTCTCTGGGTGGCGGGTTCATTTCACCAACAACTCACAGCGATTTTACTTTTGAAGGTACAGTATATTCTGTAGCTACATGGGATGACGATACTATCGGTCTTATTGCTGCTTTTGTGAGAGACGGTACGACCAACAAAGCACTAGTTGCTGCTCGTACAAAAGGTGGTCAACAACCAACTGGGCATTGGGGGGTATTTTATACTGAAAATGGACCATGGTTGCCTCAGTATGTAATAGCAAATATATCATTTACAACTGGTTCAACAGTTTCTAATGCTTGGTATCCAGATCAAGCACGAATAAAAGTACAAAGACAAGGTGACACATTTAAGTTTTATACAACACATTGGAACGATCTGGAAAACTATCAAATCTCTTCAGAGATAACTGTAGATTTAGATAGCGATCCACGATTGGCAGTATTTAAAGGCGAAGCCCCATATGGGTATTATAGCCACTCTCAAGGTGGTAGTACATATGCTGATATTAATTTTACAGGTGGTCTTGATGCTAATATTCTTATTGACGCACAGACTGGTATCGTTTATGAATGGAATGGGTCTTCTTGGGTTGATAGCGGCAGAACAATACAAGACGAAATCGGTTACACTAGAAAGGTTACAAATCCAGCGAACGGACAAAGATTTATTGTTAAAGAAACAGAAATTGTTTATCTTGGTACATCCGTTGGTGCAACATTCAATGCTACTAGAATACTAAACGAAGAACAAAACATTATCATAAATTCTGTTAATGGTGGTACAGGTGCTGGTAGCGGAGTTCAAGTAGTAGGGCTATTCCAGTCTGGTATAGAAGAAACAAATCTACTAAACGGTCTTCCTACTCTTAACACAACTAGTGCGTATTCAAGCAATACAAACAATGTCGGTTCAGGAACATACTTTAGTGATAATGGATTAGATATATCTACATTAAGTTTAGTGGGTGGGGTCGTAGCATTTGCAAATGGTACAATAGGCCAAATCACTGGTGTTACTGACTCATCTATATCATATTCTCCAACAACAGACTATACTATTTACGATGAAGTAATATAGTAGTTGACAACAAAAATCATATAGTGTATAATTGTAGTATTATATCAGGAGTACACGTATGGCTAAGAGAAAACCATCGAATGATGATTTAAATAGAAACTTACAAAAAGAAAAAATCGAAAATGCTCTTCATATGAAAAACGCTATGAAGACCTTTAACTTGAATAAAGAAAACATCAAAGCTAAAGTAGATAATTTATTGTCATACAGTATGAATGGAGGTACATTTGAAGTATCGCCTGAACTTATAGGTTTTGTTAACTTTATAGTTTCATCTGGTAGAGAAGAGGCTATTATACTTGACAAGAATAGACTACCTATAATCATTAATAACACAAAAGAATTTTTAGATAAAATTTCAGATGTATACTTTTTTGCTGTAAATGAGTATTACTTGGAATACGAGCAATTAAGAAGCTCCAGAAGGATTGATGTGGCACTAGAATTATAATGAAGGGTATTTTATTATTTGCACAAAACAATGATTACGTTGACTACGTAAAGATAGCTTGCGCAAGTGCTGGCTATGCTAGAAAGAATTTGTCTGGATTTGATGAAATTTGCTTAGTCACTGATGTACATTCTGAGTATGATGAAGAATTGGTAAGTCGTGCGTTTGATAGAGTTATCACATTAGACAATCGTGGGTTTTATACAAATAGACTATACCGTGATACAGCAGATGATACAGAATATGCTAAATTTATAAACGCAAGTAGAAGTTCTGTTTTTGATATCTCTCCATACGCACAAACACTAGTAATAGATTGTGATTATTTTGTAATGAGTAACGCACTAGACGGTGTTTGGGATAGTCATAATGATTTTATGATTACAAAAAGTTATAGGGATATATCCGGCGGAGAAGATAAAGATAATAACGTGGTAAAAATAGACGATTATTCAATTGATATGTATTGGGCGACTGTGTTCTATTTTAGAAAAACAGTATTTACTGAAAGTCTATTCAGTATGATACATAATGTTAAAGAACATTATATGTATTACTACAACTTATACAATTGTGAAGGCGCACTATTCAGAAATGATTATGCGTTTTCAATTGCTCTTCATATTTTAAATGGTAATGTAAAGTATACAGTTCCAGAACTACCTATAAAATATCTTATGAATAGCTATGATACAAATGACATATACAAGGTTAGCAGCGAAAAGGAAATGGTTCTTACAACATCTACTCTTAAGAAGTCTAAAGAATGTGTACTAAGTAGATTTAAAAATTGTGACCTTCATATTATGAATAAGCGTTCTATTGAAAGACATATGGATAGCTTATTGGAATTTGGAGGCTTGGCATGAGTAGAGGGTATATTGTTATAGTTCAAAATAACAAAAAGCATGACTATCTAAGAATGACATATGCGTTAGCATTAAGTCTTAAAGCAACACAACGTGAAAACTCTATTTGTGTATGTGTAGATGAATACACAAAAACTTTAATTACTGATAAACATAGAAAAGTGTTTGACCATATTGTAGATATTCCGTGGGAAGATGAAGCAGATGAATCTACTTGGAAGATAGAAAACAAGTGGAAGTATATTCACATGTCTCCATATGATGAAACTATTATACTAGATAGTGATATGATATTCACTCATAGTGTTGATCATTGGTGGGATTATCTAGCGCAAAAAGATGTTTGGTTGTGTACAAATGTAAAGACATTTAGAAATGAAGAAGTAACAAGCGACTTCTATAGAAAAAAGTTTACGTCACTTGATTTGCCAAATGTTTACAGTAATTTCTCATACTTCAATAAATCAGAGTTTGCATATGATTTTTTCAAAACTGTAGAAAAAATTATGACAAACTGGGAAGATGTGTATGAACAGCATCTACGTGGAAGCGGACAAGATTGGATGAGTGCTGATATCGCATATGCGTTAGCAGTAAAGTTTATGGATATTGAAGAGTTAGTGTGCGACTACAGTATTAAATCATACCCAACATTTGTGCATATGAAGAGTCATATACAAAATATACCCAAGCATAAAATATCTAACATTTGGAATACTGATATATTTTCTAACGTAGCAGACGATTTAACATTAACTGTTGGAAATTTTGAACAAATTTATCCATTTCATTATGTTGAAAAAGATTGGCTAACACATAGTATCATAAAAAAGTATGAAGGTGTGGTACTATGATTAAGAGTATTAAAGAAATAGATTGGAATACTGAGTTCAAAATCATCCACTTTGATGACCGAGGGGTTATACTTTCAATCGATAATAGAATTTCAGAAGAACCTGGTGTACAACACGCATATTTTGAAATTAAAGATATTATGGGGTTAGTTGTAGGCACGGAAAGATTGCGTGACTATAAAGTATTCTACGATAGTAAAACTTTGAATCATCATCTAAAAAAATTAACAAGTGAAGAATACAAGTCTAATAACTTGACAACATATGTTAAGAAGATAGAACGTACTGACAATCCAGAAGTAATCGTAAAGATTGTGGATGACGGCATAACAATACGTGCCACAGATTTATTGCGTGATTATTTTGTACCAGACGCTTCTGAAAAAGTAAAAATAGGTGGTAAATTAGATCACCGTTTTTACATCACATTAAAAGACGAACCTGAGTTTATAGTAGAAGATTTGAAAATTAAGTTTTCAGAGATTCTAACAGGCAAAGAGATACACATTAACTACGAACATAAATATGACATAAGTGTTTATACACGTTATGTTTTCAGTACATATTCATTAGGAGATTAAAATGACAATTTTGCGGGTAGCTGAGACAGATGTTTTTTATCTAAGCTATGATGAACCCAACAAAGAAGAACATTGGGCAGATGTTTTGCGTAAATGCCCATGGGCAAAAAGAGTAGATGGCGTTAAAGGATTTGATAACGCACATAAAGCATGTGCTAGGGCAAGCGAAACCGATAGATTTATCACAATTGATGGTGATAATATAGTTGACAAAAAGTTCTTTGATTTAGAACTAGTCTTTCCTGAAAAAACAAATATTTCACGTTCTATTATTTCTTGGGGTGCGAAGAATGTTGTTAATGGTTTAGTTTACGGTAACGGCGGAATCAAATGTTGGCCAGTAGACTTGGTACTAGAAATGAAAACCCACGAAAACGCAGAAGACGAAACAAAGAAAGTTGACTTCTGTTGGGACTTAGATTATGTTCATATGAACAACGTATATTCAATGGTGTTTAACGCAGGTTCACCTTTCCAAGCATTTCGTGCCGGTTTCCGTGAAGGTGTTAAAATGTCACTTGATGAAGGTAATCGTGTAAAGCCAGAAGAGTTCAAAGACAGGTTATGGCCAAAGAATTATGAACGTCTTTTGACATGGTGTAATATAGGCGCCGATGTTGAAAACGGGCTTTGGGCTTTATATGGTGCTAGATTGGGATGTCATGATGTTTGTTTTAAAGATGACTTTGTGTTAGAATGTATATCTAGCTATGATTGGTTTAATGATTATTTTTATAATGAGATATTCCCACAGTATGAAGGTGGAGATGAGATTTGCACTTCAACTAGATTAACATGGGACTATGATACATTATACGAAGATGTATTAAGAGTAGGCGATACACTAGCAGACGATATCGGTATGGAGATTTGTGATCCAACCCCAGAGGTTGCTCAATTCTTTAAGAAGGTATATACAAATCCAAAACGTGTTGCTAATCCACTAGCAACAGAAAAATCGACTGGTTGGGATAGATAGGAGCTATTATGCCATTAGGACCACAGAACTTTTATAATAGACTAGATCATCACCATGAAGAATGTAAAGATTGGGTCGTAGTTAATTGGAATTTAGGCAACATGTGTAACTTTACATGTTCTTATTGTCCTAGTATTCTTAACGACGGTAGCTTTGGATGGAATGATTTTGACGTAGTTAAAGGTTTTATCGATGAAGTTGTTGAGCATTACTCTCCTAGAACTGTATATTTTGAATTTACAGGCGGTGAAGTTACACTATGGAAAGACTTTGTTAAGTGTGCTGAATACATTAAAGAAATAGGACATGATATAGGATTTATCAGTAACAGTAGTAGAACTATAAGATGGTGGGAGAAGAATAAAGAAAAGTTCGACCACGTGTGTTTAAGTTTTCATCCAGAAGAAGGAAATCCAGAACACTTTTTAGAAGTTGTTAAAATTATGAGTCAACAGTGTAGAACACATGTTAATATTATGATGCATTACAATCCTGAAATCTGGCCTACTTGTGTAGACGTTGCCGAAAAAGTTATTGAAATACCTAATATCTCATTAGCACTACAGCCGTTGATTATTGATTTTGGTGAAACTCTTTACTCTTACAGTGAAGAACAAATCAAATATATCGATGACCAATGGAAACTGTTGGGTAGTAAAATCAAGTATGATAAGCAGTGGAAGATATACCGCGGTAGTATGGATATGTGTGACGATGTGAATGATTTAAAGCAGAACAGCAGCGCACATAGATTTATTAACGATAAAACAAATGACTGGGAAGGCTGGTATTGCTGGAGTGGCATAGAACAGATTGTTGTAGATTTTGACGGAAGTGTTATGATCGGCTGGTGTAGAGTTGGTGGTGCATTTGGTAATATGAAAGACCCTAAGAATATCAAGTGGCCTAGAAAACCTACTATGTGTACAAAAAGTATGTGTCATTGTAACTTTGACATTATGAGTAAAAAAGTATTACCTGCTGATTGTTATGAGGTTTTGGAAGATGCCGATTAAAGAAGATCCAAGCATCCCACTAGACAATAAGCAATTGCGTTTGTATGGTTCGGATGGCAAGTTCATTAGAATGAGTGTAGACGAAGCGATTGCTAGAGGTCATAACTCTTGGAAGGGATGGAAGTGTAGTGCGGGTGTCCGAGGACTTTATATTGATTACGACGGTAACATATGGAATGCAAACTGTGCTAGTAGCCACAGAAATAGTAGCGCACATTATAATACAGTTGTAGAAGAATGGAGACTTGAACGTGAACGTGTTTTTGGTCCATATCCTCATATTGAATGGTATAATGAAAATACAGAAGGGGGTTGGCCTCTTCCAAAAATAGGCTGGGAAACTTGTGAACAACACGTAAAATTACAGCAGACCCTAAAAGAAACTGAAGAAGCATTCTTTAGTAATTTAGGTAGAAATATGATAAAAGAAAAAATAGATACAACTGCTAGTGCTTGGAAATGGGAAAGTACACTAGATGATATACCAGACAATTGGGGTCTATTAGGTAATATCCGTGAAGGTATAGATATACCCGAAGAGTATGTAGTATGTCCATTTAATAATTGTGGCTGCGGTGCTGATGTTATATTAAGTAAAGCAAAAACAAAAAAGCATATAAAGTTTTTAGATGTGACTCATAACGGTTATTCTGGAACGGAACGAGGTGGCGATGATTACACAGCACAATCTATTGACAAAGGAGTCGCTGTAGAAATGAACTTTCCTATACCATATCAGATATTATGGGATATTGGTAGAAGATGTAATTATGCTTGTGATTATTGCTGGCCAGCAGTTCATAGTAACACAGAAAGATTTCCTACATATGAATCAGTTATCGAAACGATAGATATGATTATTGAACATTGGAGCGGCGGAGATCAAATCAGATGGAACTTTGGTGGAGGAGAGCCTACAATGCATCCTCAATTTATTGATATCTTAAAGCATTTGAAATCTAAAAATCAATGGACGCTGGTAACTACAAATGGTAGTCGCAGTACTAAGTTTTGGCGTGAGGCAACACAGTATATAAATAGTGTCAATATGAGCGCACATTTTGCTAGTATGGATTTATACCGTGGAAACGAAGACAGATTTATCGAAAATTGTAAAATAATCATGCAGCACCATGATGATGTTGATGATGATCTATGGTTAGAAATTAAACTTATGACCCCTCCAGGATTTTTAGATAGAGCGCAAAAACTAAGAGATAGAATTTTAAACATACCACAATGGCATACCAATGGTGCAAATGGAAGAATGAAAGGTACTCTTAGTTTGGTACCAATCAGAGATATAAATGATGCTAGTAGTCTTGTAAAATATAGTGATAACGAAATAGAATTTTTTAAGGAACAGTAAGAATGAGTGATGTAGATAGTAGATTTGATCTGAATCCAGACATATACAGAACGCCTGAGCAACGTATAGACATGATTCTAGATCCAGATTGTCCACGTGAGGTACTTGAAATTGTAGCAACATTTGATGAAGACCAAGATGTATTACTTAGCGTACTTAGATCACCAATAATAGATGATGATATAATAGATATTGTAAAAGATAGACTCGGTGAGGTTTACAATGATTTATTAGAATCTAAATTACTAAGAGAAGCAGACCAAAGTTCATTCTGTACTATTCCATGGATCCATGCTGGTACTAATGCGAATGGTAGTATTCGTGCTTGTTGTCAAATGATATACACGGATGAGTCATCTAATGTAGGACTTATTGAAAAAGATGATGGTACGTTATTGAATTATAATGATAAGATAAGCAGAAACAGAAACGCAAAATTTTGGAAGATGTTGCGAAGTGATATGTTGAAAGGTAAAAGACCATCTGCGTGTAAATTATGTTTTGACGAAGAAGATGCTGTGCCGTATGGCATGTCAAGAAGAAAATATGCCAATAAACATTTTCCAGATGTAGTACTAAATGCATATGAAAAAACTAAAAAAGATGGAAAAATTAAAAACAAAGATTTTCCTATTAGATGGTGGGATCTACGTTTTGGTAATAAATGTAATTTAAAATGCAGGTCTTGTGGTCCATCAAATAGTGATTTGTGGTATAAAGATTATATGGAAATGGTAGACAGTAAAAAATCTGATAAACCATTTACAATTGATTTAGACGGAGAACATGCTGAAATCATAACAAATTCTAAAGGTCAGGTTGAGATACCTCATATGAAAAGTTGGTATGAAGGTTCACAACTATGGACTGATATTACAAAAAACTTAAAGTATATAGAAAGATTATATTTTACAGGAGGTGAACCTACTATCAATCATAAGCATAGAGAATTGTTAGAAATGATTGTTGAAAAAGGTTTATCGAAAAATATAGAGTTAGAATATAATAGTAATATGGCTGCGAGTAGTAAGAGCTTTTTCGATCTTTGGGCACAATTCAAAAAAGTAGTAATAGGGATGAGTCTTGATGGTATGGATAGTCATTTTGAATACATACGAAATCCTGGAAAATGGAGTAAGACTGAAAGATTACTAAAAGAATTAGATACTGATCCCAGACTTGATAATTTAGAAGCTAAAGTTACTTTAACTCTTAGTATTATGAATGTGTTTCATGTACCAGACTTTATGTATTGGATAAAAGAACAAAACTTTAAGCGTCTTAGTAATGAAATGCATATACATTTAGTATTTGGTCCAGAGCAATATTGTATACAAAATTTACCTACATATCTTAAAAAAGAAGTAGAGGATCTATATAATAGATTTATAACTCATATCTGGAAAAGATGGCCAATCGACACTTGTACACAACATGATATGATATGGGCAGGTATTACTGAAACTGCTTTAAAGCAAGCGTTAGGACAAATGTGGGCAAAAGAACAAGACCCTAATATGTGGGAAAAATTTAAAAGAGACACAATTAGACTTGATAAAATAAGAAAAGAAGACTGGAAAGAAAGTCTACCAGATTTAGCGGCAGCAATAGGAAGAATGAATGACGCAGAGAAACGAAAGCAAAGAACAAAACTCGCTGACCTCTCAAAAAAAGTCAAAACCAAAGTATGATTTTAAAAGCGAAGACAGAGATCAAATTGTTCTAACTGTTATTCAGCATGAAGAAGAAATGCGTCATGCCAACAGTCATTTAGGAACAGATCCTGTTTCTTCTGTTTCTAAAAATTATACATATTGGAGTCAAAGAGAGGATACTGGATATGAGTATTGGTCTAGTTTAAATCCTCCTAGAAAAAATGATAAAATATCTTTTGTTGTTTGTCCTAGTTGGGGTATTATATTTCCTCCATATAACGCAGCACGTATATCATCATTGCTGAGAGAAAATGGTTATGAAGTAACAGTATATGATACTAATATTGAATCTTATCATTATCTTAAAGATAAGTTAGATTATGATCCATGGGACGCAATATACTGGGATCATTGGATTGTTCCAAACTATGATACTAAAATAAAACCTGCGTTAACTCCACTATTAGACGAAACAGTACAGCGTATTATTAACGATGGTGCTAGATTTGTTGGCTTCAGTTTGTATGCTACAAATACTGTTCCTAGTGCGTATATGATAAAAGAATTAAAGCGTCTTGCGCCCGATATCACAATATTAATAGGTGGCCCAGAAGCGTTCCAAGACTGGTTAGATGATTATGAAGAACCCAATCCTCATAAAAGACATCCATATCCTTTGGCAGATATAATAGAAAACTATGATGTTAGAATTATAGGTGAAGGCGAAGAAATGTTATTGGGTTACTTGGAAAACTATAGTGAATATTCAAAAGAAGATGGTCCTCATGTTTTCGGAGGAGCAAATAGCAGACTTGATTTAAACCAAATGCCTTTTCCAGATTATTCAGATTATGATTTGTCTCTATATTCTCACCAAGGCGGTGTTAGTATTGAAACTAGTAGAGGTTGTATTGCTCTATGTAGTTTCTGTTCCGAGACACACTTTTGGAAGTTTAGATCCCGTGAAAGTACAAATGTTATAGATGAAATGCAGCATCAGATTGATACTTATGGTACAAGACGATTTTGGTTTGTTGATAGTTTAGTAAATGGTAATATAAAAGCGTTTAGAGATTTAGTAGATCAGATAATTGAACGTAGTATGGACATCAGATGGAATAGCTATGCTAGATGTGATGGACGTATGGATTTAGAATTCTTTCATAAAATCAAAGCGAGTGGTTGTAGCTTGTTAAGTTTTGGAGTTGAAAGTGGAAGTGAAAAGGTTCTACTTGATATGAAAAAGAAAATTAAAGTTTGGGAAATAGAAGACAACTTACGTGATGCTAAAATAGCAGGAATAGAAAATCATATTAACTGGGTCGTCGGATTCCCAACTGAAGGACCTGCTGAATGGTGTCATAGTTTACACGTTTTGTATAATATACGAAATTGGGCCACGGTTATCTCGCCGGGCATGACATGCGGTGATGCTCCACTGAGTGATATGAACAAGAACTGGAAAAACTATAAAATTCAATGGAGTGAAACTCCATGGGATAATAAGTTTATGAGTAATTGGTATACAGAAAATTATGAGAATACTATTCTACATAGGGCATTACGATTGAAGTACATGAATCAATGGTTGTCTATGTGTATCAACGAAGCAGAAGGAACTATAATTAATTCTCAGAGTCGTCCGGGAATGAGTAAATTTGTAGAATTTGAACAGAATAATCCCGGAGAATATAAGGATTACATACCACAACGTTCAAATCAAAATTTTAATATTTTTAGTGGTGATACCGCCCAAAATAATTTAGCTGCTACATTGGCAAATGAAAACTTACCACATATGTGGATTATGTATCAAGCGTTCAGTGGACATAAATTTAAAATGACTTGGGATCCGGAACTAGATATGCAGGAGTTTGGTGTGAGCCTTGCCACTATGCTATCAGGCGAAGCAGAGTGGGAAGTTGATGACAACGGCGACTATAGCTTTAAATGCTGGTATGAATTTGAGCATGTAGCACAAAACGAAGACAGGTCAGTAGAAGAACATGAACTAAAAAGAGAAGATATGTCTTTTGATAAACAGTATTTTGAACTAACAGGAAACGTATCAGAGTTCGATGGAGTTGAATTTATAAATGAATGAACATGAATTATTTAAAAAGATATTTTTAGATAATAGAGATGATGATGTAAACTATGCGTTATTGACTCATCCATCTCACTCATGGCGTACGATAGCACAACCAACATACGAAGATTGGAAAGACGTATTAAAAGAATTTAGTTTGATAGATTGTTTTATAGACACAAGGGAACATAACATGAGTCAACTGTGGTTAGATGGCAACCTTTCAGAAAAATATCATAGTATACCATATGGTAGTGGCGTTTTAAAAGGTCTAGATTTTTTAAAAGACTTACAGCTTATAGACAAAAACGATGAAGCAGACTTTGATAATCTATTCGCAAGATTCTATCGTATGCTAGTATTATGTAGTGATTTGATAGAAGGAGATGTTAAGTCGCCTCCTGTATTAAGCAACGTTCATAGAAATACAATTCATCCAGGAAGTACAATAAGCCAATCTCATCAAATAATCGATAAGCCTCTGCGTATAATCTTAATGAAACCTAAAGATGAAAGTAGAATTGAAATCCCTGTTAACATATTAAAAGTAAACAAGTATATTTCAACTTTAGAAGATTTAGAAAAATCATATGAAGGAAATCTTCTTGGCTTCATAGAAAGAATAGCAGGAAGAATAAAACATTTACATCTTTACAGTTATCATTCATCTTGGGAAAAACCTGATGATAGAGGTTATGTAGAATACCCAAAGTTTGATGCTGTGAAATTTTTAAAATATTGTAATGATAACTTTCCAGATACATGTGAAAGTGTAACCGTACGATTACCAAGGATGACAACAGATTTAACATTTAAAGTAACAAACGATTCAGATTTAATAAAACAAGCATTCATTTACGGAAAGAAAGAATGTTTCATTTAAGAAAGGTATAATATGGGATTTGTAGGTGTAACTAATTATAAAAAGAGTAGTGAAAGATTACCCGGTAAACATCATATGGAGTTTTACGATGGTAAATCTCTTGTAGATGTAAAACTAGAACAATTGTTTGCAGCCGGAGCAGAACACGTTTATATTAGCACAGATGATACAGAAGTATCTAATACAGAAAATGTCACGTATGTTCAACGTGATTCTGAATATTGTAACAATGTAACTAGATTTACATATGTATTAGAACAGATATATAACGGTGTACCAGTTGAAGATGACCAAGATGTAATTTATACATTTGTTTGTTGTCCTCTGTTTAAAAGATATGATGAATTATATAATGTATATAAGAATACAGGAAAGAACCATATTGCTGTACACAATAGTTCACATTATTATTTGGATGTTAATAAAAGACCTATTAATTTTACATTCGGTCTTTGGCATCCATACAGTCAAGGAATAGATCCAGTATATATGTTTCCATATGCAGGTACAGTCTGTAAGATGAAAGATTTAAGAGAAGCAAAATACATGATACCAATGGAGTTCGAATATTTTAATATGAATCAATTCGAAGCTATCGATATTGATGAATTGGAAGAGTTTGAATTAGCACAGGCATTGTATAGTCATTATAAATAATCCTATGATAGAATTATATGGGCGTGGAATTTATCCATCTTACGGTAGAGAAATAAAAAGTAAGTTAGTAGAAGAATTTACTGACCATGGAAAGTTTGGCAATGACAATTGTGCTGAAGATAGAACCGTCGAAATAGTAAAAAAATATAGTAAATCACAACCAGAACTATTAAGTAAACTTTTTACCATTGGTATAGATGATTATACTATAGAAGAATTCTGTAATTGGACGTACAAATATAACAATTACGATTTTAGAAGCAAACACAACTATACTGATAAAAATACTAAAAATGAAATCTGGTGTTTTGGTTGTAGCTATACTGAAGGGATAGGAGTCCCAGAGAGTCGAAGATGGACCAGTATTCTACAAAATTTCACAGATCAAAAAATTATCAACTATGGACTTAGTGGTACTGGTATAAACACAGCCTATAGAATTTTTTTGAATTGGGTAAAGTTTGTAGAACATCCTCCTAGCCATATTATAATGCTTGGTTTTTTTGAAGGTAGAGCAGAACAGAAAAGAACATTTGAAGGTAATACTTTTTACAGGCCCTTAATGTTGACTATATTAGATGATTTAAAAAACAGAAACAAAAATATGGGTGTAGAGAGGTTCAAAGAAATGGAACACGGTTATACTCTTAAACAAATAGAAAAGTTTTTTTATGATGAAATATTGAGATACGATTTTTATAAGAATAGTATATTAGATATCTGTAAAGAATATAACATAAAATATTATTTTGAAGAACCATGGTTTTTAGATTTACCAAAAATAACTACACATACATATGGTTTTGCAAGGGATTTACAGCCAGCTGATATAAGTAAATCCCTTGATATTTTAGATAGTGATTTAATCTTTAATGAACACGTTCACAGTCCAGAAAATTTTCAACAAAACTTTTATAAGAAATTTATCAGCCATCCTAGCCCTATATTTCATAAAAAAGTAGGAGAACACATGTATAATAACTTTCTTAGACAATCTTAACGTAGTTCAGTCGAGTCTCTTTGATTGTCTCATTGTTCCAAACACGTCCCAAATCTTTTACTTTTCCTGTAATTTTAAAAGAACCTTTTTTATTTGCTATATAATCTTTTGTAGTAAAGAATGAAACACGATTACCATCAGTCGTAATAGCATTAATATTATATCCTGCCCATGCTGTTGCTGGACGCTTAGAAATAATTTCAATTTCAGTAGACACAGTATCACCTTTAGAACCGATATGCTCAGAACCAACTGAACGTTCTGCCAAACGCTTCTGTGTTTCTTCACGCTCAACATATGCTGGGATGTAAGCAACAACACCAATATGATGGCGAGGAGAAAGTTCTTCATCATCGGAAAGAAACTGCTGAATGCTTGTTTCAAAGTCATTCAATTGATCTCCTAAAACTTTGAACATGTAGTCAAGTTCTAGATTCTTCATCATTTCTTCAGCTTCTATCATAACATCAGTAGAAAGAGCATCGCCGTCTAACTGTTGGATGGTTTCCATAACAAAGCGGTTACTTTGCTTGACTAATACATATTGACTGTTTCCGTCTTCATCTTCTATGAAGTCCGAATGGCCGCCACGTTTGATATACTCACCGTTAATCTTTTGAGCAACGATAGCAAGCGCAAGTAACTCAGTTTTAGTAACAGGATTATCGTAGAAAACTGATGGTTTTAGTTTTAAAGTTTCATCAGCAAATGAACGAGCATTAATCATGTTTAAGTCCTCTCTGTGATTACTCTATTAATATAGCACGATTCGCTATCTTGTCAAGTTTTAGTAGATTGCATCCCATACACACTCAGCAACAAAGTCACCATTATCATTGATAGCATCTAGTTCTTCCTCAGTAGCAGGAACACCATCAATGTCACAGCTTTCGATATACGCATCGCAGAAGTCAGGATAGTCTGCCATGTCAATACATGCTACTTCTACATTATCAATTTTATTAAAGTCTATATTCATTACACTACCTCCGCATAGTCACAGAATGTTTGATTAAAAACAGAAACAAGATCCTCATAGTCACCTGACTTCATTTCGTCAAGCACAGCTTCGGCATCTTGCGAAGCATAACCTAAATCTTTCATCAACTGAACTGCTACACCTAAGATGTAGAAAGCGTTTCCGTTTGGTGAATCCCGATAAATTGTCTGCATATCTCTCTCCTTATGCGAATAAAGGTTTCATTGTTTCGAACACTTTGTTGTAAGCATTCACTTCTGCTTCATACCATTCGTAGAAGTCACTGTCACTATCAAAACGAGCATTGTCACTGCCATAACTTGCGCAGTGTTCTTCCCAAACACGATCCATAGCCATCATGCCTTCAAGCAAGTCGCCACGACCATAATGTGTCATAGTCACTTTTGCTTCTTCAAAAGTCATATCAAATTTGTTAAAAGCTGGGATACGAAACATATTGTCACCTTTCTCTCAATTACATATATAATATATAGTGATTCGCAGGATCTGTCAAGTTTTAAAACCGTTTTAATACACGCCCGCCACTGTTAATGAAATCTGTTTTTTGGTTCATTTCGAATTCAAAAACTTTAGTAGCTGATGGGTATCCCATTACATTTTGAGTTCTATATAATGAGTCACAGTTTGTTATTTCTAATGTTTCACATGTACCTGCTGTGCCTACTTTGCTAAAGTATATTTCTAGGTCTCTTACGGTATTAAATTCATTCATACGAATACGATATAGACCAAACTTAAATGCAATTCTATCAGCACCAAATGATGTATTGCCACGATAACCGATAACCTTTCTACCATCTATCCAAGCATCGTATACACCATTAGTATCATTTGACCAAACAGCACGGCTTACATATTCTACCCAACGTCCAGTATAACGCTGTGTTCCACCCAAGAATACCATTGTATCTGTCTTATCACAGAATGAATTCTCGCCGTCACCGTCACGTCCAATAATACAGTCATTTTCTTTAAACTGATGTTTTATAGTAAGACCTTCACCTCGAACTGAAAGATTTAATAGGGGACCGAATGTTTGATTATTTCGTATTTCTTTTAAATCAAAGATTGTAGCAGGTGCGTCTGCTACAGTACCTTTGGGTAACCAAAAAACAATTCGTGTCCAAATCTCTTTATTAAAACGCTGTGCCGTTTCTTTTCGTTGTCCATATTCAAAACGTTGTCCAAAACCGCCTACACCATTACGATACCAATCATCACGTGCACCTCCCATAGAGGTACTAAGATGTATTCTAGCAGCAATTTCACCCTGATGTTCTACCATTTTAAATGCTTTACTTTTGGCAACATTTCTCTCAACAAATATGTTGCCATACTTGCTATCTGCCATAAGTATTTGTCCTATATTTTGATTAACACCTGTTGGCTTTTCTTGTTGTATGGTAGAAGTATCAGGCGAACAACCTAATACACTAAGACTTAATAAACTTAATGCTACGAATTTTTTCATGTTTATTTACCTTCTATAATGTCTGCAGCTTTTTCAAAGTATTCAGTATACAGTTCACCGTCAAGCAACACTCCCCATTTCATGTACATATCGCTATCAACAAAGTTCCAGTTAATAGTACCGTCTTTGTTCTTGTTAGCAGGCTCAGTAGCAGTCCAGATCATATCGTTATAGAACTGATTGAATGTGCTTAACTCTTGCTCTTTAATGGCATTGTATAAGTTTTCGGGAATATAACCGTAACCACGTGCTGTATTGTACGCTACATATGCTTCATATGTTTTATGTTCTACTGCTTGCATAACTAAGTCCTTCTCTTTGATTACATAATTAATATAGCATGATTCGTGGATATGTCAAGTTTTTAAAGATAAATAAGTACGAAGTTAAAAAGGATACTTGAATGTTATACGCAAATGGATGTAGCTTTACATATGGAACTGGACTAGCAGATAAAGAAACTGCATGGCCTTATGAACTAGCAGAGATGTTAGGGTTTGATAGAGATGAAACTGTCACAGAAGCAGACAGAGGCGTTTCTAATACATATATTGTAAGAACAACAATTAAAACTGTGAGTGATTTTCTACAAGAAGGTAAGAAGCCTTTTTGTGCTATAGGTATGACTGCTCCTAGCAGAAGAGAGCATTTTATAGAAGATAAAAATCTACTAGTTCATAATATACCGTCACCGGAATATCATGGTAACATTAGACTCGAAGAAGAAACTAATAAAGAATTGGCATTGTTAAATTCTTTATACATGAAGCATTTTTGGAGTCCAACATATGACTTCCATCAATATCTTATAAATGTTTTAACACTTCAAAACTTTTTTAAGAATGCTGATTTAGAATATGTAATTTTTAATTCACTAAATCTTACACCTAACTTGATTGATCCTACAATCTTTTCAGAAATTTGTGAGCAAACAGAAATGACAAATGTTATGGCGCAAATAGATATGACTAGATTATATGAACAACAAACATTCTTTACATATATGTATGATAATGAGTTATACTATGATAAAGAGGGCGACGAAAGGTATATGCATCCAAACAAAGAAGCACATAATGGTTGGGCAAAAATATTATTTGATGATATAGAAAGAACAAGATCAGGAAACGGATAATGAAAACACTTTGGGAAATCATAACTTGGCCTTTTGTCGAGTATAAAAGAAAAAAGCAGCTAAAGAAGAAAATGGAAGAACTTCGTAAGAGAGATCCTTTCATTTACAAATAGGAGTTACCTATGAGAGTTATGGGAATTAGCGGTGCGTTAAACCACGATGCGGCAGTATCAGTTGTTGAAGATGGTCGCATATTATATGCTTCACATAGTGAACGCTACAGTAAGATTAAAAACGATCCACTGCTAAATGATGCGATTATAAATGCTGCGTTATCGTATGGTAAACCAGATGTTATTGCTTGGTATGAAAAACCTCTACTAAAGAAATTTAGACAAGCAACAGCACAACAATGGGATTTTGTATTTGATTGGGACGAAATGCCCAAGCGTTATATTAAGAAAAAGTTCCCACAGTTAGCAGGTATCAAAATTGAATATCAATCGCATCATTACACACATGCTGCCTCTGGTTATTACACAAGTAAACTTGCGGAAGCGGCTGTCGTTGTTATTGATTCTATAGGTGAATTTGAAACTCTTAGTATCTGGCGTGGTCGAGGAGACAAACTGGAAAAACTATATTCTCAGGATTATCCTAACAGTGTAGGTCTTTTCTATTCAGCTATGACACAGCGACTAGGACTAAAGCCACAAGAAGACGAATACATTCTTATGGGTATGGCAGCGTATGGTGATCCGTATCGCAGACATAATGGAAAAACTTTAGTACAACATTTAATGGATGATTTTGGTATTAAGTTAGAAGACCGCAGCGGAGAAGTATTCAAATTAATATCATTTAAAGAAAATCTACATAGAGGTTGTCGTTGGTTTTTAGAAGAACTACAAGAAGAACAAGACTTGTTTGATATAGCTGCCGCAACTCAATTGGTGTATGAACATATGTTGGAGCGTATTGTATATACAGCTAGAAATATGTCTCTTAGTACAAACATAATAATTATGGGAGGCTGTGCGCTAAACTGTAGTGCTAACTCTAAAATCACAGCAGCATTTAGAAATATATGGATCATGCCTAACCCAGGTGATGCAGGTTCTTGTATCGGCGCTACACAAAAATATTTTAATAATCGTATTCATTGGGAAACACCTTATTTAGGACATGAGATTAAAGGATCATATCCAGTAGAGAAAGCATTAGCAGCATTATTACGTGGTGAGATTGTTGGTATAGCAAACGGAAGAGCAGAGTTCGGTCCACGTGCGCTAGGCAATCGTACATTAACAGCAGACCCACGTGGTGATGATATTAAAGACCGTATGAATGAAATCAAACGCAGACAAAAGTTTAGACCTTTTGCACCGATGATTTTAGAAGAAGACGTAAATGATTATTTTTACATGCCAAAAAATGTGACAGAAAGCCCATATATGCAGTTTGTTGCTGAATGTAAATATCCTGATGAATTACCTGCTATCATTCACAAAGACGGAACATCACGTGTACAGACTGTAAGACATGACCAACATCCTGAGCTATATGAATTACTATATAAGTTCAAAAAAGAAACAGGATGTCCGATGTTAGTCAATACATCATTAAACATAAAGGGACAACCAATAGTAAATGATGAAAAGGATGCTGAAGATTTTGCCAAACATTATGGTATTTCGGTGTTTACAAGTGACGATTAATATGTTATAATACGTTAAAGATATATGGATAATTATGGCTTACGATTGTTTTTTTATAACACTTGATTATTGCAAAGAAGAATTTTCAAAGTACAAACGTATTAGGGAAAAAATGCCTAATGTTCGCATGGTTAAAATTTCAGATAACAATCAAATAAAAGAAGCAGTGACCAAAATACAAAAGTTGAGTAATACAGAATATATGTGGGTGATTGATCCTGAAACACAAGTCAACGATGATTTTAATTGGAACATGATCCCTGAAGTTTGGGATAATAAGTTATCACATGTTTGGTATACGGATCTAAGAAATAACTATTCAATGTCTATTGGGGTTAAACTTATACACAAAAATTATGACTTAGATGATTTTGATAACAGTTTGTATTTTAAAAAAGGACATTACAAAGAACACAAAAGTAATGTTCATTATGTTACAGTTGATAAAAAATATGATATTGTTTATTTGAGTTATAATGAACCTTTTGCTGATGAAAATTACCATAAACTTTTAGAAAAGGAACCAGACGCAAAAAGAGTTCGTGGTGTTAAGGGTATTTTTAATGCTCACAAGGTAGCATCTGAGATAGTAGAAACTGATATGTTTTATGTCGTAGATGCAGACGCTGAGATAGTAGAGGATTTTGAATTTGATTATTATGCTGATCCATGGGATAGAGAAACAGTACATGTTTGGAAATCTCGTAATCCGATCAATGATTTAGAATATGGTTATGGCGGCGTGAAACTATTTCCAACTAAATTGTTACGTCAAGCAACCCATTGGAACATAGATTTTACTACGTCAATATCAGATAAATTCAGAATTATGGATGCAGTATCCAACTATACTACATTTAACACTGATCCGTTTAATACTTGGAAGAGTGCTTTTAGAGAATGTGTTAAGCTAAGTAGTAATATTATTAATCGTAGTGTAGAAGAAGAAAATAATACTAGATTAGATACTTGGTGTACTGTGGGAAAAGACAGACACATGGGCGAATTTGCTTTATTGGGAGCAAACTCTGGAAAACAATATGGTGAGAAATTTCACAACCAACAAGATAAATTAAATCTTATAAATGATTTTGATTGGTTAAAAACAAAGTTCAAGGAAGAAAACAATGGTTAAAAAAATTAGAATGATTGATAAAAACAGACGTAGAAAAACATCAGTCAAATCAAATCAAGACCTATATGATAGTGTAGGAGTAGATCCAACGCTTACTATAGAAGATGAAACAGAGAGTGCAGCAGCAGGAGCTACAATAACTATAGCAGAAAATTTTCCTGAAGTTATCGGTACTCCGCTTTTAGAACATTATAATTACCAAGAAATGGTAGAACAGTATTCACAAGTTAATGTTGCTCAACAATTAGGTAACTATCGTAGTGCTATGGACTTTTTAACTTATTATACGCCACAAGATAAAGATAATCTTTCGGATAGATTAAAAAAGATTATCTATCACTTCCCCAATGTCGATATGGGTTCTTTCTTAACAAAAGAAAGTGCTAGAATTAACACATGGATTATTCAACATTTGTTCCATTCATTTGGAGAAAAGTATATCGGTACTGTGTATCTATTAGGCGGCGGCATGGGGTTACTGGGTGCCATGATGCTAGACACGAAACTTAGGTTTGAAAATATTCGTTCTTTTGATATTCACGGATCTGGACAGTTTTTGGCTGATGAAATGATGTCAAATGAATTATTACAAGATTGGAGATTTAAGGCAACAACACAAGATATATTTAATATTGGTTATGATGAAAATGTATTCTCTACTGTTCTTCCAGACGGTACTATATCTAACCCATTCAAAGAAATACCTGGAACTTTGATCAATCCTAATATTAGTTACTTAGAAAAATATGAAGCATGGTGGGATATGATACCAGATATGCGCAGAGTAGTTGTAGTCGGTGAAACTGGTGATGTACCAAGACCATTCTCCAGCTCACAAGCATTCAATCGTAAGTTTGAAATGAACTACGAAGTATATACTGGTGTTATACAAGTCGATAAAAAATATTACTTTATGAAAATAGGATACAAATAATGTTAGAAACTTTTGAATTATTAGATAGATTTGAAATACTATATCCTGAAGTAGAAGAATTTCCTCTACTTAGACGGGCATATATTGATAAAGATATGTCTAGTATATTCAAACTATTAGAAAAAACTAACTTATATGCAGACGAATTGCGCAAAGCTGTTATTGAAGAAAATCTGCATAGTATTTTTAGATTACTTCCAGATGATTATGATGACCTGCGTAAAGCAGTTGTAGAAGAAAATAGACACAGTATTTTTAGACTATTACCTGCGCAGTTCGATGAACTTAGAAAAGCAGTTATTGAAAAAAATATAAGAAGTATTTTCAGACTATTAGAAGAAGAAAAACATTATAATAAACTAGAAGATTTAAAAAAGGCGGTGGCAGAGGACAATTTATATAGTTTGTTTAGATTATTACCTGACTATTATTCTGGTTTAAAAAACAGCGTGTGTGATAAGAATGTACATAGTATTTTTAGATTTGTAGATACTGATGATAGAAAAACAGATGATTTAAGAAAAGCAGTATTAGAAAAAAACTTACATAGTGTCTTTAGATTATTAGAAGACCATGATTTGCGTAAATTACTTTTAGAAGATAATACCAACAAATTGTGGGATATTATCAAAAGATATAAAGACGTACAATTTGTGGATGCTTTAAAATATTTTTATTTGAATGATATAGAAATCAATACTGATTGTTTGAGTAGAGGTCAGATAAAAAGTAAGATGTGGTTAGTTGAAGAAGTTTCTAAATTAGATGTAGATTTAGGAATAGTATTCCTATGCGCAGGATGGTATGGTACGCTTGCTACAATGTTATTTGAAAGCGGAATTAAGATTGAAAAGATAAGAAGTTTTGATATTGATCCTACTTGTGCTAACATAGCAGAGACATTTAATAAGAAATGGTTATTAGAAGATTGGCGTTTTAAGGCAAGTACATTAGATATTATGAAATTCAAATGGTCAAAAAACCCAGCACCTAGCGACGGTTCTATCGGTAATATGTATTATGAAACGATTGCAAATGATGCTGTTGTAAAACTTAAAGACAATCCTGATACTATAATTAACACAAGTAGTGAACATATTGAAAACTTTGATGAATGGTATAATAATATACCAGATGGAAAATTAATTATACTTCAGAATAATAATTTTGTAGATATTGAAGAACATGTAAATTCTTTTAAAACACTAAAGCAGTTTAGTAAAAGCGTAAAAATGAAAGAAACTCTATTCGAAGGTGAATTAGTATTACCACAATATAAGAGATTTATGAAAATAGGTTACAAGTAATGAATAAAAATATACTACTCGTTGGATGTAGTTTTATTAGAGGAGTATATTCAGACGATGAACTAGATCCAAATATATTAGACTTGAGATTTGGTCATTTGTTGTATGATACATTGACAGAAAGAGGATTAAAAGATTTTAATATATATGATACATCTTTTTTCTGTAATAGTGTACCTACACAGTGTATGATGATAGAACAACATCTAAAACACGAAAGAGTAGATTATGTAGTTTTTCAAGCAACTGTACCAAATAGAATTGGTTTAATAACAGATATTGAAAAGTTTATGTATGCAATATCTAATATTGGAATGATAATTGATGAAAATCTTACTAGGGGAGATGATAGAACTAAAAGAAACTACTTTACACTAAGAGGAAAAAATAACGGTGAAGATGTTTTCGGAAAAATAGATAAAGATTTGGGCGGTGTTTGGCTAAATGCAGGAATGATATATCACATGATTGAAAACAATAATAATTTGCTTAAATGGGTGACAGAAACATATTCAGAATATATGTCATGTCATGTCGGAGACATCGGAAATTGGTATTCTGTACAATCTAATTTATCGTTATTATTATATTCTCGTAAGTTATTAGAAAAAAGTAAAGTGCCTTTTAAAATCTTTGAATGGTTTGGATATGATGATTGTGAAACACTTGATACTTTTGATTTTTCTGTAAAAAAAGAAGGAATATTAGATAACCATTGGACAGATGATGGTTGTCATTTAGGTATTACCGGTCAGAAGAATATAATTGATAATTACTTAGTAGATGATATAATGAAAGTATTAACATAATGTATAACTATGATGATATAAAAATGGTACACTTAGAAGTTACACAACGTTGTCAAGCAGCATGTCCTATGTGTGACCGTAACGAAAACGGCGGACCTGATAATAAACACATCACTAATGCTGAACTAAGTTTAGAAGATTGTAAGCGTATTTTTCCAGTTGAATTTATTCAACAATTAGATACTATGTATATGTGTGGCAACTTAGGAGATCCTATTGTTGCTAGAGATACACTTGAAATATTTAAATACTTTAGAGAACACAACAAAGACATGTGGCTCTCAATGAATACAAATGCGGGAGCAAAAGATGAAACGTGGTGGCGTGAACTTGCCCAAGTCTTTGGTAGAATGGGCACTGTTATTTTCAGCGTGGATGGTCTTAGTGACACTAATCATCTATACAGGCAGAATGTTGTCTGGCCTAACGTAGAACGCAACATGAAGGCGTTCATAGACGCCGGAGGTAGAGCAAGATGGGACTATATAATATTTGCTCACAATGAACATCAAGTAGAAGAAGCTGAAGCACTTGCTAATGAGTGGGGATGTGAAAGATTTCAAAAGAAAAAGTCTGGTAGATTTATTGTAGCAAGTGGTGAAACACAAAAAGATTCACATCAAGCACAAAATCGTAAAGGTGAAAAAACTACTGAAATCAAAAAACCTACTAGCGAAGAAAATCAGAATCTAGCACTTCTAAAACAAAAAGAAATAGAAAAGTCATACGGCAGTATGCGTGATTACTATGATAAGTGTAGTATAAATTGTAAAGCAATTGAAAAGAAAGAAATCTTTGTCACTGCGGAAGGCTTACTGATGCCTTGTTGTTGGACTGCTGGGCGTATGTACAAGTGGTGGCATAAAGACTATCGTGTAGAACAAATTTGGGATCATATTGATGCATCTGGAGGTAAAGATGCTATCAGTTTACTAGATAATTCTATAGAAGAAGTAATGAACGGTAAATTACTTGATGGTATCGTAGACAGTTGGAATAAACCCAGCTTATCAGATGGTAAACTGGGTGTATGTTCTATGAAATGTGGAAGTGAATTTGATCCATTTGGTGAGCAATTTAAATAGACTTTGCTTTATCATAAAGCGGAGTTAATTCAGGGAATGTTTTACACAAATCTGTTCTACGTTTATTATCTATTAATACTGTACCATCATACCAAGATTTAAGATTTTTTGTATTAGTTGTGTGTTCGGGGTCATCTTTATTAAGCCAATCAATCCATCTAGGCAATGTATACTTCCATGATGATGGATGTTTACCTGATTTCAATGATCTTTCGGCGGCATCCTTTGCCTTCTCTGCCAATTCAGGAATGTATAAAAGCATGTCGGGTGATGTTGTTAAGTTATTCCATATAGTTAAACTACCATCAACAATTTTAAGTCTATTTTCATTATCGTCTGGTGGGCAATTATCTATATACCATTCGCCTAATTCATCTATTGTAAGAGCATTATATACATTCCAACATGTTTGTATATTGAGTACTAAACCTGCATCACGGACTTTATTATAGGTTTCTAACCATTTATTGTCTTTATATCCCCAACGAATATATTCACCCTTTTCTCCGTGGCCATCACTACTCATTATAACTTTGGCGTTATCGCCCCAATGTACTAAGTATTCTGAAATAATATCAACACCTTTGTAGCTTTTTGTAATACTACCGTTTGTATGACTCCATATGAATATTTTCTTGTGTAGTCCACGTTTTAGAAGAGCATCCAATAATTCATATGTTTCTTCAGCTAACCATGGTTCACCGCCATTTAAGTGTATATCTTTTATAGTATCAGCATGATCCAGTACATACTGTACTTTCTTTTTACCGTCATTTTTCCAATTGTCCATATGACTAAAATAGTTTTCTGGATCATTACCGTTTAAGATAGCAAATTCTTTTTTGTAGTTGTTGTTAATAGTAGTACTAAGTTCCGGTGTACAACCTAAACACGCAAAGTTACATTTATTTGTCCATAAAAAATCTAACCAATACGGCTTATGCTCATGTAGTGTGCCATCCTCATCTGTCGCATTAATTAGAGTTTCTAAATCATCTAACTCTGCGTTAGCATTGCCCATTATTCTGTTAAGAGCTGGATCGCCTTTTTGTTCTTGTAACCAACATGCTTTGCATTGTGGATGTCTTTTGTTTTGTAAGAATGCAGCACGTACACTTTTAGCGTGGTCACTATTGTACATTTCTTCAAATGTCTCTTTTGTACTCCAACCTATTGGAACCCTTGATTTACAGCATGTACTAACCAATCCTTGTGGTCCCTCGTGGAAACTATTCCAAGGACTAGCACAAAAATTACTACCGTACTTTTTTGTTACTTCTACGTGCTGTTCGTATCTTTTATCAATTGACTTTTGCATAAATATATTTATCATAATTAAGTGAGTATATAATACAATGAATATAGATGAAATAAAAAGAGTTGAGTTAGAGATTACTAGTGACTGTAACGCAGCATGTCCGGGTTGTGCTAGAACACAAAACTTAGATATATTACAACCGCGAAATCTGTCAATTGAACAAATTAAAACTTGGTTTCCAGATCGTAGACATATTGAAAACAAGATATTTAAATTGTGCGGTGTATTGGGTGATCCTATTGTAAACCCAGATTGTATGGCTATAACTAAATGGTTATTAGAAAATGGCGGTTATGTACACTATTCTACAAACGGTGGGCGTAATAGCGCAGACTGGTGGTATGAGCTAGGTGTGCTAGGTGGTACGTATGACCGAGACAGGCTTAAGGTTCATTTCTGTGTAGACGGAATGGAAACAAATTACATCTATCGTGTCAATACAGTCTACGATGTTATAGATAGAAATATGCAGGCATATAGCGATGGTGGACACAGTACGGGTGGTCGTGCTGAAGCTAGTTGGATCTATATCGTATTTGACCACAATGAACATGAAGTAGAAGCAGCAAAGAAACGTGCTGAAGAACTTGACTTTAGATTTGCCACTCGTACAGGTATGAGAAATACTTACCATGATTGGGTTGCAAAAATTAAAAAGAAAGACCATGAAAAAAAGAAAGTTGTTACAGAAGAAAAGACAATTACGACTACTGGTGCTAAAGAACACAGTAAAGTGGCTGTTGTAAAAGAACTTGACAAATTTATTGAAGCGTATACAGAAGAACCAAAGAGTATAGATGAACAAAAACTAAAAGAAGTTGTTGATAGTATTAACTGTAAGTTTTACCATGATAAAGAAATATTTGTAAGTGCTAATAGTACTCTATGGCCTTGTTGTTTCTTGTGGGATAGTGCTTTTAAAAATAAAGATGGTATACTAGATAAGTATAGTTCTTTCCCTGAAGGTTGGAACGATTTAAATAAACATAGTATTGAAGAAGTATTAAACACTGATTACTATCTACAGACACTAGCAGACAGTTTTGATCCAAGACATAATAAACATATTAGTCGTTGTATTAGAACTTGTGCCAAAAATCGTGCGTATCATAATGAGATAAATTATGCCTGATATATTAGTTTTTGGCTGTAGCTACACACAAGGGTTTAAAGCTCCATACGAAGAAAGCTGGAGTTGGCAACTAAGCAAAAGACATCCACACTTAAATTTTATAGATTTGAGTAAAGGCGGTAGTAGTGTACAATTTCAATATTTCTTATACAGTATATTATTACAAGAAATGAATCCAGACGCTGTGATATTTCAACTTACTACTCCATTCAGAATTACTTTATGGCCAGAAGTGTTTGACTGGAAAAAGTATACTGTAAAACGTTCAGATAACTATACATTCTTTGATAACGATTTATTAGAAAAAGATTGTGTATTTGCTAGTAGCGCCTGGTTAACTACTCATGGTATATTTACGGGTAATAGACCAAAAGACTTAACAAACTTACCTGGTATCGCTCCTGATTATATAGAATGGGTACAATCATATTTTGAAAATGTAAATAGTCATCAGCATAAGATTAATTTTCAACCACTAGCAGATAGAATTAACCGTGAAGTAGATTTATGCTTTGAACACAAAGACAGTGTAAGCGGAGCAGAACATCAATATAACAGTGCAGAGCCAATACATTGTATAGAAACAATGTTTGGTGATGACTTTAAAAAATATTCTGCTGATTCAGCTAGTCACTTTACAGTAGAAGGTTGTTTACGAGTAGCAGATTGGATCGAAAAGGATTTTTTAAAACCTAGAGGTCTAGTATGAAATGTGCCGCGCCATATATAGGTATATTCTATCGTACTAATAATAATCGTATCTCTCCGTGTTGTCAATATAGAACAACATATGATCCAATGGAGTATGATTATAAAGACGCTGTACAGGATATAGAAGAACAAGAACAAACGCCTAACTGTGAAACATGTTGGGAACGTGAACGTTATGGTAAGAGTACACTAAGAAAAAGTTTTGATCGATACCGTGAATCATTCGCAAGTGATTGGGATGGTCACAGTTTTATGCCAGTATATGCGGATATACGCACAAGTAATTATTGTAATCTACAATGTAATATGTGTTCACCATTAGACAGTAGTAAGATAGAAAGTTTTATTAAAACTAATCCAGAAATGGAAGAGTATTTCAAAGACGTTTCACCGGGATATCAAAATAGTACAGTGAATGTTCCAGTAGCAGATTTAGGAAAATTAAGAGTTCTTAAAGTTGCAGGTGGTGAACCTACAATTGATCCAAAATGTATAGAATTTTTAGATAGCTTTATAGCAGAACATGACGCTAGTAATGTTGAATTGTGGGTTACAACAAATGCTACACGCATGTTACCGTTCTTACGCAAATATAAACCATTATTTAAAAGATTATGTGTTACACTAAGTTTAGATGCGTCTGGTCCTATTGTTGAATTTATACGTTATCCTGCAGATTGGAATATTATACAATCAAATATAGACTCGGCTATCGAAGAAGAATTATGTGATGATATGAATATCAATATAGTTACACAACCTTATAATTTAATATCATTTAGTAGTTGGGCACCATGGTTCTCTGAATTTAAAGAACGTGTGCCTAGAACTAAAATAGTATTTTTAGAATGTAGTAACCCAAAACACTTTAGTACCAGGGCAATGTCTGAGAGAGCCAGAGAGCGTTCTGTAGAAGGTATAGACTATATAAGAAGCAACTATAGTAATTTACAAGATAAGTGTGATGAACTTTATAAAATTGTAACAGGTAAAACTTATGATGTAAAATATCATAAAAAGTTAATTAAGTATACAGAAGACATAGGTCGAATAAGAAACATCGATGTTTGGTCTATTGATCCTTCATTTGAATATCTGAAATAAAATCTGCTATTTGTGGATATAGCATTTCAGTGTAATCTTGTTCTCTTACTTTATCTAGTGTTAGCGTATCTAGTTTTAGTTTTGCCCGCTTTTTAAGCACCATCTCTTCATCCATCTCAGCGTCTATACAATCTCTGAGATACGCACATGTCTTTTGCAATGCTGGTCTTGTATATGAGTTAGCATCTTCTAAGGCAACACACATATTCATCCATGCAGTTTCTAATAACTCTTGTGATGCCCATTTGACATCTAAACAGCTTTCATATGGATGAGGGTCTGGTATACATTTCCAAGTAATTTTATGCTCTGCAAACCAGTTATGTTGGTGTACCCAATCTACTAGATTACGAATATTAATCATATTATATATTGTTAAAACAGAACACACGTGTATTTCTAATTTTTCTGGATCTGTATTCTCACATAAATCTTCAATGTTCTTCTCTAATTTTCTCCAACTAAATGGATATCTTATATATTCATATGTACTACGGGTCGCATCAACTGAAATAGTAAAGTGAGTTTTATTGAACTTATTAATTGTTTCAAACAATCTATTGTTGAACTTAGTTCCGTTTGTTGTAAGGTGTAGTTTTATATTTTCTGGATTAATATTATCAACGATATCCCAGAATATTTTACTAGTAGTAGGTTCACCGCCGGTAAATTTTAATTCTGTTATTTCATCAGACAATTCTATAATTTCGTTTACATATTGCTCACCTATTCCAAAGAAAGTTTGTGTTCCATTTGTGTCATCTTTACTTTCTTCTTCTTTTATGTTATAATACTCTGGTAAAGGTAAGCCAAGTTCTAATATCTTATTGTAGTCTTGTCTTAGACTGTTACTGACACTGGGAGAACACATACGACAACGTAAATTACAATTTTCATCTAACATAGAATCTATTCTAGTGAGTTTAGTATCGATAGGTTTCTCTATTGCCTCTATAGCAGTAATACGAGGACTATGTCCTGTTTTGTCTTCTAAGTTCCAGCAATAGTTACACGCTTCATTTTTAATACCATTTAAAATATCGGAACGTAGATTGTCAAACTGTTCACTTAAAAATATATCTTTTAATGATTTGCCTTCTGATATCAGTTCTGATACTCCCATTGGGTCATCATCATTAGTTTTCATATTACAGCATGGGGTTATACGGTGTGGTTTTCCTTTGTACCAAGACTTGGGTGCAATACTATCAAATGGGAAAGTGCAATATGTTCTGTGTTTCATACTGTTATTTATGTTCGTAGTTAATAAGATAAATATAAGCATGTCACATAAAAACTTTTGTATTCTACCTTTCATACATCTTGCGACTACAACAGAAGGTAATTGCCGTCTGTGTTGTAAAGTATCAAAGCATAATGTCATACGTGATAACGATGGGATTCCATATAACATCAATACACATAGTGTAGATGAAATATGGAATAGTACACATATGAAAAATAGAAGACAGCGTATTTTAAATGATGAGAGATTACCTGAATGTGATATATGTTTTGATGAGGAAGACAAATATTATACATCTGGTTCTGAAATTTATCCCAGCAAAAGACGTAGAGAAAATCAAAAATGGGTACAGAAAAATGAGTTTGATGATACTGTAATAAACAATCCAAAAATAAAATACTATGACATAAGACTTGGTAATCTATGTAATTTAAAATGTCGTATGTGCTGGCCTCAGTTTAGCAGTCAAATTGTAAAAGAGCATACTAAGTTTGAACAGAGTGGTGATAAACTTTGGTACAGTAATTTTAAAGATATAAATGAAAATTGGGCAACACAAGAGTTTTGGGATTTTATAAGTAAAAACAGAGTTGATATAGAAGAGATTACATTTGTTGGAGGTGAACCTACTCTACACGAAGAAATGTATGATTTTTTAAAACAAGTTACTGATGATGGTACATCAAAAAATATAAGATTAAAGATTACTACAAATCTAACAAATCTACAAGAACGATTATTAGAGTATCTACCTCAATTTAAAAAGGTAACATTAGATTGTAGTATTGATGGTGTTGGTAAAGTACAAGAGTATATAAGAAATCCAAGTGACTGGGAAACGATTGGTAGAAATATGAATCGAATACTAGAATTGAATAGTGATACCATACTTTTAAATATTAGTACAGTTGTTCAAGTATATAACTTATTTGATTTGGGTAACTTAGTTGATTGGTATATTGAAAAATTAACACAAAATACATCAGGGCTGAATAACGTACAGTTGATGCTTAACAAATTATATGATCCAAATTACTTAAGTATGTATTTAATAAATAAGAGTGCTAGAAAAGAATGGTACTATGATGTGTTTGTGCCAACTAATACAAAACTAAAAAGTATCATAGACAACATAGAAGACTATGATGAAAATGATAGATGGAAATGGAAAGAAATCGAAGAAGTCAGACTTAGAATATTAAGTATTGCTAAAGAGCTTGGGTTAGTATACGTTAATAGCAAATCAAAAAAAGAAATACATAATCCAGAGTTAGATTGGTCTGATGATATAAAATATGCTGAACAAACATTAAAAGATGAATTTATTGCTTATACAAAACAACTGGATAGGCATAGAAAAGAAAATATTAAAGACATAATACAAATAGAAAGACATATATTATGACAAAGAAAAGTGATACATTCTGTATTTTACCGTGGGTACATCTGAGTACAAGACCAGATGGTTCAATGCGTGTATGTTGTACTGCTAATGCATCCAGTGTTGGACCAACTAATGATAAAGAACACGGTGGTATGGTAGGTATTCTAAAAGATGATGAAGGTAGACCCAACAATCTGAATGTAACTGATTTTCAAACTGCTTGGAATAGTAAGTACATGAAGAATGTACGCAGACAGATGATGAACAGTGAAGTCCCACCGAGTTGTGTAAAATGTTTTAAAGAAGAGGCTGCTGGACACAATTCAAAACGTATGTGGGAGACTAATTACTGGAGTCAACGTGTAGATGTTGACAGATTACTAGATAATACAACTGAAGATGGTGAAGTCCCACCAGAGTTGACGTATATTGATTTGCGATTTGGTACAAAATGTCAGTTAGCATGTGTTATGTGTTCGCCACACGATAGTTCAGGTTGGATTAAAGACCATTCAAAGATATTCCCACTTGTTCAGAATAATTCATTGAAGGAAACAATGCAATGGGCTGATAAGGGCAGCACAAATGGTAGTTCTTACAACTGGCATAAACAAAATCCAGTATTTTGGGAACAATTCTATTCACAGATACCGAATATGCAGCAGATTTATTTTGCTGGTGGCGAAAGTCTTATTATTGAAGAACACTATGAGATATTAGAAGAATGCATACGTCAGGGTCATGCTAAAAACTTAGAACTACGTTATAATTCAAACGGAGTTGAGTGGCGTGATGACTTATTTGACTTGTGGAAAGAATTTAAACTAGTTCGTTTCCATTATAGTGTAGATAGTATTGGTGAAATGAATAGTTATATTCGTTATCCTAGTGAGTGGAAGCGTACTGAAGAAGTTTTTCATATACTAGATAATGAAACAACTGATAATGTTGAGATTACAGTTGCGTGTGCTGTACAAGCACTTAATATCTACTATTTGCCAGACTTTATTCGTTGGAAATTAGAACAAGGATTTAAAAAGATTAATATGTGGCCGTTTGGAGCTGGTGGTATTAATTATCACTTTGTATACCATCCACCACATTTAAATGTTAAAGTTCTACCTACTGAATTTAAAGAAAAATGTAGAAAAAAATACGAAGAGTTTTATCCATGGTGGGAGGCTAACTGGGAAAAAGGTATTCCTGGCTGGCACAAGGGTAAAGTAAATTATGATGAATGGCGTAGCGCAAGTTATGGTATTGATAGATTAGAAGGGATGCTCAAATTTATGGAGAGTGAGGATTGGAGTATTCGCCTTCCCGAATTAAAAGAATATTTAATGCTGTGTGACAAACAAAGAAACTTAAATTTTTACGAAGTATTTAAAGATATGAAAGGAATATTCGATGGCATTTGATGTTAGTTTAAGTAATAAAAGTTATGAAATGCACAATATCAGTACTGATGTATTACATCAAGTAGACGAGGCATTATATCCGTATGATCCGACTTGGAAACGTGTTGGTGTAAATGTTAGTGGCGGCGCAGATAGTGCTGTTGGCACAGCGATACTAGCAGAGTTAATTGAAAAACATGGAAACAACACAGCAATCTATTTTTTAACAAACGTAAGAGTTTGGAATAATAGACCTTGGGCAGCACCTATTAGTGTAGAAGTATATAATAAAATACGTGAAATGTTCCCAAATGTTTGTATGGAACGTATTCAGAATTTTATTCCACCAGAGTTAGAAGAAGGCGCTATTGGTATTATAGAGAAACTAGGGACAACCGGTGATAGGCAATGTACACAGAGTTTCAATAGTTTTGCTGTTCACACATATAAGTTAGATGCTGTATATAATTTTATTACAAATAATCCAGCACCTGATGTGGTAAATCATACCAAAGGTCCATGGGATAGAGTATGGAATGAAGAAAGATTATCAACTACCAGCGTATGTCCACAATATATTGAAAAAGATGATACAGCCTTCAGAGATCCAGTACTGGTTCATCCTTGGAAACTTATCACCAAAGACTTTATTATGGCACAATATTATAGACGTGGTTGGGAAGATTTACTTAACACTACTCGTAGTTGTGAAGGTGATAAAGTTATATTCCCAGATGATTTTGTGGATCACACCAAATATGTACATGGCGAAACACCACTACCCACGTGCGATCAGTTATCAGATGATCCTAATAGAGGCTGTTATTGGTGTGCCGAACGTGAATGGGCAAAAGCAACAGCAAAGGAAAAGTTAGGTGAAACCAACTAAAGATAATACTTTTTGCTGGTTTCCATTTTCATTACTGGCGTTAAAGACTTGGCATTACAAGTATGGCATTACGAATGCTGCGCCGTGCTGTAATTCGATACGTCCTGATATGCCTGATCCGTTAAATAACCACATAGAACTGATATCTAATCCTGATACTATTACCGCAGAAGAAATATTTCATGGCAAGACGATGAATGAAATAAGAGAGTATGCGTTAACTAACAGAAGACATCCTTCATGTGCTACGTGTTGGAAGATGGAAGAAAACGGAAATGGAGATGACGTTTATAGTTATAGATTAGACAGCATGCCTCCTGGCTTATTAAAAATAACAGACGAAGACGAATTAGATGATCTTATAGAAAATCCAAAATTAAGTTCTATTGATTTTGCGTTTGGTGAAAACTGTAATTTGAGATGTCGTATGTGTCAACCAGGTTTAAGTAATAAACTTAGATTAGACTATCAATATTTTGCCGATAACAATGTGGACACAAGTGGTATTCAAGGATTTGATTGGCAGAAACGCAGAGATACTATCATAAAAGAAAATTCTCTTACTGAATTATCGTTAGAAGAACAAAAGAGAACGGATCAAGAATTATACATAGGTGGCGAATACCAAGTATACAACTGGAAAGACGGAAAACAGTGGGAAAATATATTAGACAATATACATAATTTAAAACATATAAAAGCAACTGGTGGTGAAACTCTTATGAGTAAACCTTTTATACAGTTTTTAGATACGGCTATTGAAACTGGAGCCTCAAAAAATATTATGTTAGAGTTCCATACTAATGCTACTAAGTTTTCAAATGAAAATATAGAAAAGTTAAAAAAGTTTGACGGTCTTGTATTAAATTGTAGTATCGATGGATATGGGAAAAATTATGAATATATAAGATACCCTATGAAATTTTCAGTATTAGAAAAGAGTTTAAGAAATATTTTAGAATCTGTCAAAGATATTAATTATAAAAGAACACCATATGGATTCATAAAAAACTTTAGTTTCAATGTCGTTCTTAGTGTGCTAAATGCACATTACTTAGAGGATTTAGTAGAGTTTCATTATAGTTTACATAAAGAGTATGGTAGAAAATCAAATGAATTTGCTGTATTCTTTTTAGACTTGCTTTGGCCCGAAGAAAAATACATAAATGTTAAGTTTTTACCTAAACATATAAAGTTAGACTTGATAGAAAAATTTAAAAATATCAAAGAAAATTATAGTCATAATAATGATTATTATCATACTAATATGATAAGTGGTATTTCTTTCTTAGAAGCAAACTTAGATTTAGAAATAACAGAACAACATAGATTGAATATGCTAAAAGAAATAAAAGTGTTTGACATGAGTAGAAATCAATGTTATAATGATTACATTCATCCGGACATAATAGAATTTTTGGAGACTCCAATAAAATGAAAGATTTAGAATACACTGATTTTACAGCAATCAATTTGCTGGATGGTGACAATCTTACTGTAACGTGGGATGTGGGTAGACGTTGTAACTATGACTGTACATATTGTCCACCACATAGACACGATAACTTTTCACCACATGCTAATTTAGAAACTTTAAAAAAGACTGGCAGATTTATTTTTGATTACGCAAATTTAATGATGCCTTATAAAAAAAATAAAGGTATAAACATCAATTTTACTGGTGGTGAACCTACAAACAATCCAAACTTTTTAGAGTTTGGCGAATGGCTACAGCAAACATGGCGTGAAAATTATAAAGATGATTATAGACTAAACTTGACTATTACTAGTAACGGTGCTTTCGGTAAAAAGATGGCAGACAGTGTTTGCGAAAACTATGGCTTTATGACTATCAGTTACCATGCGGAAGCACATTCAAGTTTAAAAAAGCAAGTTGTTAATAACATTTACTATCTAACTGAAAAAGGATTCCCAATCAAAATTAATGTTATGTTCCATGCTGAATATTGGGATGAATGTAAAGAATTATGTATGCGTTTCGAACGTGATGGTATCGGTTACGTTCCGCGTATGATTGGTGAACACGAAGATAGTAAAAATAGTTATGCCCATAAATATACTGAAGAACAATTACAGTGGATGAAAGATTATTGGGCAGATAAAAATGCAGCACTTAATAAAGATAAAACTACGGAAGAAGCAGAAGCAGAAGTAGGACACGAAGCTGGTGCTGTACAAGTCGAAAAAACAGAAGAAAAGAAATTTGCTAGACAGTTGGGTAGACCGTGTTGTGGTAGTCGCACAATGGAAACTTGCGGTACAGATGGTTGCTGGAGTAAAAGCACATTTTTAGAGTTTGCTAAGTTTCGAAACTGGCAATGTAGTGTCAACTGGTTCTTTTTACATATTGAACAACAAACAGATACTATCTGGCATCACCAAACTTGTCAAGCACGTTTTGATGGTACACGTGGTCCAATTGGATCTATTTCAGAATGCGATAAGATTATAGAAGAGTTCCGTACTAATATAGAAAATAAAACAATGCCTATTATAACATGCCCTCTAGGTCCTGGAAAGCATTGTGGATGCGGTATGTGTACACCTAAGAGTATTGAACGTGATGAACTAATGAGTATTTTACCTCAACACATTGAAGACATGAGTATATTTGAGAACACAAAATGAATGTAAATGAATTAATTGAAGCAAGCAAAAACGCTGAACATTGCCAACGTAACTGGGATCATACACAATCGGTTCCAGAAGAACATGTACATGCGCTAATTGATATAGCAATAAACATGCCTACTAAATCTAATGATGAATTTTACAGATTAGTAGTATCAACCGATAGAGATTTAAATCGTAAATTTTATGAATTGGCAGAAGATCCAGATAATCAACAAACTGTAGGTAGAAACGCACAAGTTGATGCACCTGTGGTGTTTACTTGGTTTGAACTTAAAAAAGAAGGCATTGGAGATTGGAAAAACACTCAAGGATTTTTTGATCCATGGTTATTAAATGCCAGAACTGCTATGGGAATTAGCAGTGGCGCTGTAGCATTTGCAGCGAATGCTTTAGGATACCGTACCGGATACAATCAATGTTTTGATTCAAAAGATATTGCTGAATTAGTAACAGAAGTTACAGGCGAAACAGATATTGAATTTTTTTCAAAACCACACTATCAATTGGGTATAGGTTTTCCTAATAAAGAACATACGTGGAATACTGTACTAAATGATGATGGTACTGTTTTTAGAAATATAGTTTCTCATAGTAAATCTATAAAAACATATGTAATATAAAGAGAATACATAATGTGGGATATGAAAACAATAGAATGGTTAGATATAGAACTAACAAGTTTTTGTAACATCCAATGTAAAGGATGTTTTAGAGTTATATCTAAACATGCTGATAAAATATTAAACAAAGAATATATTACAATTGATACAATACGTGAACGATTTCAAAAAGATATGTTTCCAAGTATTAAGATTATAAATTTTTGTGGCAGTGTAGACGAACCCACATCGCACCCACAATTCTTTGATATCATAAGACACTTTGCTGATTGGGGTGCGCATATTAACATTGCTACTAATGGCAGTTTGCGTCACCCACAATGGTGGACAGACTTAGCAGGACTACTACCAGAGAGCCACGCAGTTACCTGGGGAATCGATGGAAGTGATGAACTAAGTGAAGTTTATAGAGAAGGCAGTAGCTTTAAAAAAGTAGAACAAAACTATAAAGCATTTAACGCAGCAGGTGGTCGAAGTAATTGGCAGTTCATTGTTTTTGAACATAACGAACATCAGATGGAAGAAGCAAAACAAAAAGCATCTGACGAAGGGTTTAAAAATTTTAAAACTATTATTAGTCATCGTAAAGACACTAAAGGTGTGAAAGCGGCAAAGACTGAAGACATAGATAACGCAGTAGAGATACCATATGTGAGTTGTAAATATGGAAATCAAAAGCGTATCTTTATTAATCATACTGGTAACGTAATACCTTGTTGTCATTTAAATAGTAAAATGATGGAATATAATGTAACAGGTATTCACAAAGATGAATTTGAAACACTACTAGAAGAAAACGATTATAAAAATACGATAAATTTAGAAAACGCAAGTATTGAAGATGCCATAAACAGTAAAGTGTGGAAGGGCATTATTGATAGTTGGGATGGGGATAATCCTGTTCCTCGCTGTATGCAAGTATGTAAGCAAATGAAGCGTGATACATTTATAAAAGAAGAATTATGATTATAGAAACACCGAATGAACCTATAGGAGTATCAGTCAGTGGAGGTGCAGATAGCGCACTTCTATTGTACTTACTGATGTCTGTACATAAAAATAAAATGTACATATGTACAGTAGCAGCAGCAGATAAATTTGAACGTAATGCAAAAAGAACTCCTTCTATCATAGAGTACTGTAGCAATGCTACTGGATTTACAAACTATGACCATAGATTAAGACATATACCACATCAGACATTAGAAAACTTGAACGAGGATCTTAGTTCATTATTAGATAGTAATACTATAAGTTGTTTTTATAATGGTGCTACAGCTAATCCGCCGGCAGATGTCGTTGAGAGTTTCATTAGTAAAGATGGTCCAGTAGATGATAGAACACCAGACGGTAATCGCCCTGAAATTCTGTTTGATGGTAAAGTTAGATTACCATTTGCTAATATAGATAAACGTGGTATTGCTAATTTATATAGAAAACATAACTTATTAGATTTGTTTGAGTTAACTAGTAGTTGTGAATGGATGGATGACACGATGAAACATCTACCAGACATTGATCCTACAGTAGAACAGTGTGGTTATTGTTGGTGGTGTGAAGAAAGACAATGGGGATTTGGACGACTATGAGTGAAGACTTAAAATGGAGTGAGTATGACTTTACTAAAATACCTTTTGATGATTTAGTACAAGTAGGACAGCGTACATTACTTTACCGTGACTTATTTACAGTGTCATGGTTACTTGGACGCTTCTGTAACTATAGATGTAGTTATTGCTGGCCCTATGCCAGAAGTGACAGAAAAGATCACAGACCAACAGAGTTGTGTCTAGCAACAGTAGATGAAATAAAGAGGCAAGCACGTGATAATGGATTTAATAGTTTTCACTTTAGTCTTAGTGGGGGCGAGCCTACCTTCCACCCTGGATACTTGGACATACTGGGCCATTTGGCTGATGATGTTCCTAATACTAACTATACTAGTATACATATGACTAGTAATTGTTCTCGCCCACTTAAGTGGTTTGAGGATTATGTGGAAAGAGCGAAACCTTTTCATAGAGCAAGTATTACAGCAAGTTTACATACAGAGCATTTAGACACGAAGGAGAAGATGCAGGAATTTGCAGACAAATTAATCCTGTGTCAGGAACACGATGTACAGATTACAATCAACATGGTCATGGTTCCCGAGTGGTTTGAAAAAGATTGGGAAAATGCTCTTTTCTTCCACGAGCAAGGAATCAACGTTACCCTCAAACCCCAAAGTGACCCAACAGCGTCAAAAGTTGTTGAAGGATATACAGAAGAACAAATGAAGCGTTTGTGGAATGGTATGCCTCAAATGGCTTATACTGAAGTAAAAAGAAAATGGGAGGGTAGACCGAAGCCTACATTTGAAATGCCACAGTACGCTATTGGTGAAAATGATAAAAGCGTTCCATGGCATATGCAGGTAGAGTTCACTGATTCAAAAGGTAAGAAGTGGTATATGGACCAAGCAGAACGTTTCAATGCTTTTAACTTTAATAATTTTGAAGGATGGAGTTGTAACAGTGGATATCAAGGAATTATTATACGTGAACCTGACGGATCCATCAAACGTTCATATAGTTGTGCAGATCAACCATTAGGATATATTGAGAGTGGATTTAAACTATTTGATAAACCGATGCCTTGTATTAGCAAAAGTTGTGTAAGTTCAGCCGATAGTAAAATACCAAAGAGAAAAGTCTAATTTTGTTTTAAGTTTCTCAAAACAGCGTTTACCGAATCTTTATTACATTTTATGTTAAAAACAATCCAGTAACTATTATCAAAACTAGCATTAAAAAGGGTATGTACTTTAGTTGTATTAAGAAAGTACATACGTCCCTGTTCCCAATGCATTGCGTTTTCTTCTAAGTTGAAGAAAACATTTGGTGGGTTACAATTGTGTAATGGAACAATTAATCTAAAAGTATTGATATCATAATGATATGTGTCACGGTGTGGTGGGAAAAAACCTCCCGGGCCTAATCTGATTACATGTGAACGAAACATGTAATTTTTCCATGGTTCAATAATTTGTTGAAGTTCTTTATATTGTTCGTAAACTGGTGTGACTACATCAAAGTCTGTTTCAGCATGACTAGTATTGTTTTCTATATTATATTGATGTAGGCTATCTAAATCTGGTACACCACTAAGCCCACCATCTAAACTAGTTATACTTAACCCCCAACGATTAACATCGTGTCTTGGATTATATCTAACATACTTGAAGTTGTCTTCTGACCAGCGAACAAACTTCTTTCCATCTATAGTTGGCTTTAATTCTATTTGATCACCATATGCTGTTAATGTTAAGAAGTCAAAACTCATACTGCCATATCCGCTTTGATAGTCCCATGACTGTTATAGTCTTTAATTTCAAAATCATTCATTTTGAAATCGTCAATTGATTTAATATCTGGATTGATTACCAAATTTGGATAATCATTTGGTTCTCTTTCTAATTGCTCCTTAACCGCATCTATATGGTTCATATAAATGTGAGCATCACCGATAGTGTGAAAAAACTCTCCCACTTTAAGTTCACATACTTGTGCAATCATATGTGTTAATAGTGAGTATGACGCAATGTTGAACGGCACGCCCAAGAATAAATCAGCACTACGTTGATACAGATTGCAGCTTAGTTCTCCATTATTATTAACATAAAATTGTGAGAATGTGTGACATGGTGGTAATGCCATCTTGTCGATATCTGCTACATTCCAAGCAGAAAGAATATGTCTACGTGATTGTGGATTGGTTTTTATATTCTCAATCAAGTTAGCTAGTTGATCTATATGCCCGCCCTCTGGCTTCTCCCAGCGTCTCCATTGCTTTCCGTACACAGGTCCTAGATGCTTTGTTAATGCTGTATTGATGTAACCTAATTCTTTACCTTGATTATCAGCATTGGCTGTCCAGATAGTTTTTTTGTCCATTATGTTACCAGATGTTGTACCATAATGTATTTCTGCTAATCTGCGTTCATCTGTGGATCCTTCAATGAACCAAAGCAGTTCACTTAGTACAGATTTGAATGGGACTTTCTTTGTAGTTAAAAGTGGGAATCCATCTTTAAAATCAAAGTTTAGCATTGACATAAAAATAGATTTTGTGCCTACGCCAGTTCGCTCCTTGTCACGTTCTTCGCCTTTTTCCATCACTGTGTGAAGTAAGTCTAAATACATTTCTTCAGAAGTGTTCATACTTTTTTTCTACTCCATCTTTCTGCGTTAACTGTTGGATTGTGTCTATTACCGTATAATACTCTTTCGTACTCTTTTCTGTATCCATGAAAATAGTTACCAGTATCTAATGTTCTGTCACATTTATAGGAACCTTGTACTTTACAATAATAAATTATATCACACATATTATGACATTGTTCGAATAATGTTGCTCCGCCAACTATTATTTTAGATTTGCCTGGATGTCTAAAATCAATCGCATCTAATATATCACGCATAGTATGTGCCGTATAATCATAGCAATCGAATACTCCAGGGAAGTTGGATATATCTTTTGTTGTTATTACATATGATTGTGTCTTTGGGATTGATCTAAATCTTTGCCAAGATTTAGATCCCATAATAACAACATTATCTTTTAATGTTGAATTTAAGTAGTGTTGGTATGAATCACTGATAGGCCATGGCATCCCATTTTTATATCCTATACCGTTGTTCTTGTCAACAGACAACAACATACTAATCATTATCATCGCCTTTATAACTGTCAAAATGTTTCTTTAAAATATTTTTAACATTTTTAATTACGCTATCACGTAATTCTGGTATGTCTACTAATACTTCAACATCATCAATTGCTTCAAAGTTTTTAGCAACTTCTGACCAACTAAAGTCTCCTGACATTGGGAGCGGATTTAGTAACTCTTCTCCCGATAGATAGATTACCGAACCATTTCTCATTTTAACTACGATAGTTTTTACATATGATGCTGGTATACTAAGAGGAAGTATTTCTTCCATAATTCTATCAAACTCATTTTCTCTATCAAACTTCATCAGCTTAGATCACCATTTTCTTTCATTACTTCAACGTGTTCTAACGCTGCTAGAATAACTGCTGCCGACTTAATAAGTTCACTTTCAAAATCGGTTGTGGATGGAGGAGTAAGCATAGTAGCACGTTTAGTTTCTTGTACAAGATAATAAGAAGCGATTGCAATCCAATCATTTGGTTTGTTTTTAGCATCCCATTCACTACCAGGGATATCTGCCTGGCGTATACGCTCCTGTTCAATTCTACTTAATATACTACTACGCTTACTTGACATTTAAGCCTCCGACTTCTTTGGACGACCACGTTTCTTTGGTGCGTCTGTTTTTGCTTTTGTTGTTACACGAACCTTAGGCTTTGCTTCAGATGGACGCAATGAAGGATCATATTTGTATGCTTCTTCACGTTTTGCGATTGCATCCTGTTCAAGTAAATTAGCTTGAACCATTAGATTTTGAGCAATAGCACGATTTTCGTCCTTTTTTGAATCTTCTACATTAGCATCTACCTGTGATGGTGCTGATGCTGGTACCTCTTCTACTGGCGCCGGGGTATCTGAATCAACCTGATCCATTTGTTCTAAAATTTCTGATAGCCTAACGTTAGTATTTGAATTAGGTGTCATAATAATAGAATTTGTTGGAAGTTTTTTAAGATGGCCTTCTTTGTGAAGTGTTTCTAGCATAGGTGTACCATGCCAAAATACTTTACGTGTAAGAACTTCATACAAGTTATTTGTTGCTTGCCCTTCTGGTGATTCAATAGCTTCCATGTAAGCATCATGGTATCGATCTGGTAATGAATCACTATAAACAACTAAAGCATAGTCTTTTTCATCAGGTAGTTGCATGAACACTGTACTTAAACGTTGTCCAGTTCCATCATGTCTACCTACATGTTTAAGAAACTTAGCCATTTATGACTCCGAAGCCTCTTCAGTTGCTTCGCCTTCTGCTTCAGCATTTTCTGCGTTTTGTGCTTGTACAAAGTCAACAAATGCTTTAACTCTGTTAGCAACATTACCTACAGCAGAAAGTTCTGATGCTTGAAATGCTCCTCGTTTTGATGCTAGATCGATAATAGCATAAACATTCGCTAGGTCATTTACTGTGACGCTAGGTTGTTCTGTTGTAGCTGCCTCTTCTACAGCTTGGGTTTCTTCTGACATTTAAAACTCCTTTATTTCTTATGTCATATTATATATAATATGAATAAACAGTTATTCATACCTACTATTATATCTTATTTTGGGATGAGTGTCAAGTGTTTTTACACTGCCATTTGTACATATTCTTCTGGCCAGTTTAGGTATTTTAACCAAATCTCATATCTAATATGTATCATAAAGTTTTTATTATTATACAATTGATAGAAGTTTGGTTTACTAGGCATTTTCTTTGGAAGAATATGTGTTTTATTTCCTTTACTGTGATTGCATTTTTTACATGCTGTTACAATATTTTCCCATGTTGTTTTACCACCTTTTGATTTTGGTAGTACATGGTCTAATGTTAATTCTGAGTTTTTAAACTGGGTATGACAGTACTGACATGTCCATTTATCACGTATAAAAATATTGTTTCTTGTAAAGTTCACTGCACCTGTCTGTGGCACATATTCTTTTACAGATACAACAGATGGTACTTGTAGTGTATGGTTAACACTATGTACTTCCCATTCATCATGCCATTCTAATACATTGATTTTATCGAGCCAAATGAGTTTGATACTTTCCTGCCACGTTAGCGTGGAAAGCGGAGTCACACTGAGTGGTGACCCATTGGCATTTAGCAATAAGGTGTCATTACTCATATAGTTATTTATTCTTTATTTGGAGTAGTAAGTATGCTCTCCAAACGGTGGGATGATATGATCTGATCCATGAATAACAAACAATGTGTCACAATAGTTTGGATTACCCCATGAACCAAACGGATAACCATCTGTGAACATGATGAACTTGTCAGGTTGAATATCGTTTTCTTCCATGAAGTTCCAATTACATTCAAAGTCAGTACCACCACAGCCGATAATTTCGTATTCTTTGATTTCCTCAGCATTCATAGGAGTGAATTCTTTAAATGAATCTGCGTATACTTGTGTATCAAAAGTCCAAATACGGAGAC